AAACGGAGTGACGATGAACGAAATCAATCCAAGTAGCCACATTTTATTTACCTTTGATGATGGTCATGCGTTCTTGGATCATATCCTTGTACATGGACATAGCTGTCGGTGAAAGCTTGGAATCTGTAAGTATGATGTCAGCATGGGCCAGCTCGTCTTCCGCTATCTCACGGTAACGCTCCAGTCCTGTCTGTTTCCACTTCTCTATGTACTCGTCAGCGGCATCGATCTCGCTATCTATTCGGCCATGTTCCCAAGTCTCATATTTAGCCTCCGATCTAAATTTAGTATCGGGCTTCGATTCGTCTATATATCCCTTGAAGACGTTGCGCTCCCTGACCAGAAACGTTATCCTAGTAAACTCGTCGATGGACTTGCATTTGTCCACAAGATCATCGATATGAGTTTCTATGTCGGCCAACAACAAAGTATTCTTGCTCACAACACTCACCCCCAGATATGATAAAGGGAGCCTTTCGGCTCCCCTCAATTCTAGCACTCTCACGCGTAATCGCTGCGCCGTCTCCAGTTCCTGGACAACACAAACGAATCGTTGTTGTTGAGGTAGAGTACCTCCCGATTCGAGTACGGAAGGCCAGTTCCGGGAACTTTGTAACGCCCCGTGGAAAGATTCCTTCCGAAGGACAAGTTGCCGCGAAGGTCGAGCGTCAGGGGAACGAGCACACCTTTTGGCTTGTAGCCAATGGGCCAAATCTTATGCCCCATGCCATGACGTCCGTGACCTATGAAGTTCTGAGCGGGAAACGCCGGGTCGGCGGGTATTCCGCCATCTTTACAGCACCTGCCCTCATGCTCGCCGTCGATGTGCTCGACGCCGTCCATGTGCTCATCCTCATGCTCTCCGCCATCACCACAACCACATTTTCCGAATATGGTCTCGGTATACTTCAACGCAACCTCTCCGCGGAAGAATCCACAGGGAACGACGTCGATGAAGGTATCGAACGGGAAGCTGTCGAAGGGCGTCTCCCGGTTGAGCTGGAGCGTATAGAAGAAGTCAGGCTCCAGACAGGCCGTGGCCGCCTCGACGATAAGGAATTTGTTCTCCTCGAACTTCTCCACCGGCTCCGGGGGGCAACAACCAATCTTGATGCACTCCGGATGAACGAACTTGTCGGTGTGAATCGTCACACGCGTCTCGTCCAAACGCTTCTGAGCTTTTCTGAGCGGTTTGGGAAAGCAATAAAAATTGCACTCCTGACACTCACAGCCACACCCTCGCTCCATATGCTCTACATGAGCACCGTCAAACATATTCCACATTAAAAACAACTCCCTTGGTTTATTATGCTTACCCAATGCCGCCCTCTGTTCATCCCAATGTCGGCCGCCATTGTAATGGCCATCGAGCGACATCAGGCTAACACCTGAGTAAGAATAATCAGCTAGAGCTTTCGCCCTATGCTTGGAGAGGGACACTCCTCCATGTGGTACAAAGAACCGTCATGATGATCGCAGAAGTTACGACAAAAAGTACACGCTTCATCATATTCACACTGAGCTTCGTAAATCTTTCTGCGATACCACTTGTCGCTGTCACAAGTAAGATCGACACAATGAGAGTGAGCATCCATTGCCTCGGCTATGGCTTCTCCTAGATTGTGAATGTAATCCTTGACGCGGTGCATTCAGTCCACCACCTAGCCACATTGAGGATAAGGCATACCATAACCGAATCGCTGGTACATCACTGTTTTGAGAACGTTAACCTCGGAGGTGAGAGCTCGAATGATCTCTTCCTGGCCCTTTTCGGTCAGACGCCTTTCCATCTCACATATCTGTTTGGAAAGATCGTCCTTGTTTCTGAGTCCCTGCACTTCTACGTCCTTGAAGCCAATGGCCGCATCGTGTCGATTCTGTTGAATCTGCGTCTGCTGATCATAGAAGTATTTTGCCGTAATGGCTTCCTGGTCTTTAGCCAAGATCGCGGCTTCCTTCTTGAGCTCTCCGGTCTCTCTCAGCTCGGCTCCATACATGTCCCAGTGTTCATGACTATGCCCATAATCTCCGTCATGGTTGCCCTTGCTCGCCAGCCCTCCGGCAAGCAATGCAGGAAGCACTCCCTCGCCGTCATGCCGGTCTCTTCGCCATGCAAAAATAATGACAAAGAAGAGAATGATAATGGCCAATACCCATATCATTCCGAACCAGCCCATGTTCCTGTCGCTATCGCCCATTCCCGCCGCTACCACTGGATGATAACCACTGCCGTGGTCATCTAAAATTCCAGCCATGTCAATCACTCCTTAAGAAAAAATAAATACTCCCCACAGGCTAGCTCTGTGAGGAGTATACTTGGCTTGTTCACTTTCCCATGAATGAAGATATCACGTTCATGAATCCCATTTCTTTTGCCGTCTTGAGAACATATGGAGCTATATCGTTCAGATTCTTGTTTTTGACTGACTCCCAGACCTGATTGTTGACGAAAGCCTGACTGCAATCCTTGCCTCTAACCATGCTCTCCAGATAAGACATCACCGAAGAAGCGTTCGTTTGATCTTTGCTCAAACCCAAAGCCTTGCTTACCATGCCCGTTACGTCGAAGTCCGGAAACGATCTCTTGATGAATTGAATAGCTTCCTGTAACAAGCCTAAGACGTTCAAGGTGAGGCCTCCGGTTCTGATTGTTTAGTTGCCATGAAGATATCGACGAATCCCATTAACTTGCTTAGCTGGCTTTCCACTTTCTCGATCTTGATCGCTATGTCTGTGAGGCTGATCTTGTCTGCTTCTTTGACAATTTCTTCGGTGGTTATTTTTGGTACTCTTTGGAAGGTATCCTGCACCATTTCCTGTCTCATAGCGTCCCAGTATTTTTCATAGAACTCTCCAGAGCCTTTATTCCGAAAGATGAACTTTTCCTTCATCATCATCTGGACTTGGTCGAGCTCGAACCTCGTTACTTCGTCCTCACTGTTTACCGATATGATAGCTGGCTTCTCGGTAGCATTGACTCGATCATTCGTCTGAACACTCTTTTCAGGAACGCTCCTAGACTGAACAGGACGATTGTCGTAATTATTCGGCGTACCATATTCGATCTCCTGAATTCGTTTTTTGAGAGATTCAAGCTCCTCTTGGATGGAATTCATCTGAGGAGCTTGTCTTTGGTTTCTTTCTGGATATACCCAGCCCCTATAGGGGTCATAATAGGGCTGCACTATTCTTCCACCGGAGCCGCGGCTGCTGGCTTTTTCCTGGAACGAGTGGGCTTCAAAGTTTCTGGTTCTGGAGCTGTAAGTTCAGCCAATTCAGTTCTCAGGTTGCTGGTGGTCATTTCGATATCCTGGAGTTTGGAAGTGTCGTCCTCGGTTCCAGTACCGGCAGTAATAGCTCTGAGCGGTCTGACGGACTTCTTGTCCAGGGAATCGAGTTGATCATAAATCTCTGCTATTCTGGAGGCTTTGACTTGTTCGGGAGAAGGCGGATGTGCAGCTTCCCATTCCTCGACTGTTATATATCCTTCGGGCTGTTCTCCGATTACCCATACTTCAGCGTTTCCTGTGGGTGAGTAATATACAGCAGCTTCCTTCAAATCAAATCCCCTCCTTTCGAACTGACTGGATTATACACCATGAATCATAATTGGCAAGTACGCAAATTTTAGTTTCATTATATGATCTTTCTTAATAGATTACCAGAACAGAACCAGCTTGAGCATAGATAGGATTATTGGGAGCGCCTGCTGAAAAAAATTTGCCCGTTCCTCTATTTCCAGGCGCATCATTAGGTAGGTAGGGGCCTGTACTTCCGGCCCATCCATTGACACTTAATATCTCATCGCCCACACTAGGCAAGGAATAAGTAGCTGGCACAAATGGAACATTATACATTTTACCTCCTCCAGCTACGGCTATTTTACTATTTATATCGAAGGAAGTATCTCCACCTTTGGTCGTATTACCAGCAGCACCAATAGTAATAAGCACATTATCTTCTGTAGATAAATCAGCTAATACGCTCACCACAGCTCCACTACCACTAGTAGCCATTATGCCATCTGGTACTCCGCCTCCGCCACCCGTACCAATAATCAAATGTTTTCCGGCCTTCGTCGGGTGCCACGTGCCGCTCACCAGGATGACCTCAACCACACCCATAAAATCCGACGGCCCGCTGCCGTTGCCGTTGCCAGACGGCATCAACGCGTTGAGTATCGACGGCATGTGTCCGGCCTGCACATACTTACCTGTTGCAAGTCCGGCGATGGATTCTTGCAATGTGGCCGCTTGCGCTACACCGATGTCCGTGTCCGTAGCGCTTTTACCGTAGATTGTTACCTCATTGCTGGATACGTTGTCGGTGATGCCGATTGCTTGTCCGGGAAGAAGGTGGACGTCAACGCCGGGATAGACGCCTCCGCTGTCGTCGCCGGTGATCGTGCCATCGGACTCGACGAGAAGGGTGTCGGGGAGGACAAAGGCGGGACGGAAGCCGTAATTATAAATGCCAGGATTTGGATTCGCAGTATAGCTACTTCCTGTATTATCTACATGGAATACACTTGTTGTGCTAGCGGTACTCGGTGTACGAAGCCACCATTCAGTGGATACCCCATTGAAATTAGCAATACGCTTTACGTCAGCACTGTTTGTAGATATCCCCGTGAAGTAATCCAAGACAGTACCATCATCTATCATGTAAGTTACGCCATTAAATCCTACTTCCCGCATACTTAATAAAAAAGACTTACATTGCAGACCACTTATGCCGCTATTTATTGTAGTACCTATTCCTGACCCTGGTCTGTATGGGATTTTTACCTGCTTGATCCGATTCCTGATACCAGCGTCAATAATGTTCAGATAGTCATTATTCAGCCAATTGTGGAGAGAGCTATTCTGATAATCACTATCGCTCGTATTATTCCAATGTCCTACTGAGTATATATCCTTCCTTATCACCAACACGCCACCCTCAAATCCATCATACAACGACGAAGGACTACCCTTATGTAGGATGACGTAACCAGCGGCTATACCACTCTCGTTGAGCTTGACTATATCGCCAATGTTTTTGCTGCCTAAAGAAACGGACATGGCGGTCACCGCTTGGGGATGAAGTAACAGCCAATGTTTGTGCCTGATGTTCCTGCGGGCCCATCTAATTGCACTACATCGCCAGCCTTCACAGGTAGAACATCAGAAATGGTATGTGTCATGCCAGACTGTTGAAGATCAATTCTTGTTGCCACGCCGCCATTTATTAGTACTTGAACCTTGACACCACTTGACCCCATTCCCCACACAGACACAAATCCATCATGTTCTACAGACCAAGAACCTCCGGCCATTGCAATGCGATTGACAGTTTCAGCGTTCGCATAATCAGGATATCCCGGACCGTCCCCGCCACCGGAAGCGTTGATGATGATGGGAGGGATGAAATTACAATGAATATTACCAATGGAACCAGTCATATCCCCCTGCACAACATCTCCCTTTTTGACTACCAATATAGAGTCTCCTGAATTGGCATTGAAGATTGACTTGCCATTAACTTTAAAGGAAATACCCTCTCCTGAACCACCAAACATACCGCCAACAAAAACAAAACCGTCCCTATCTACAGTCCATGATCCCGTAACTGTAGTTATTCTGTTCGTAGATTCCATATTCGCATAATCCGGTACCCACATATCTACCATCCCTCCTGGTAAACCGTTAAGCTTCACCCAATCGATAAAATCTCCCAGCACGGCAGGACTCACAAACTTACCATAGCCTCTGCCCTCTTTGAGTTCCTGCAACGTCGCAAACGGCTGCACGCCCTTATTATTGGTCGTTGCCGTGCGCAAGCCGATTTCTATTTCGGTACATGTGCTCATGGCATAGTGACTTTCTTGGCGGGGATGAAGTTACAAATTGGCGTAGAAGAAGAACCAAGAGGATGTATATTCATACCAACCGCCACAGGGAATACGCCACTAACCCCCGTCGTAGTATGTATTACCATTTGACTATCTATGTAGAATCCACCCGAATTGATACTCAAATGAACATAACCATTCCTGTCCGCTATCCATACATCACTAGTAGATGGGGTTCTATTTACACTCTCCATATTCGCATAATCTGGCACCCACATATAGTCATCCTCCTCTGGCGTTATTCCGTCTTTTCCATAGCTCCATCTATTGCAGTTGATGTATACTCCTTCACCGCCCACTAGGGCGAGCGGAAGGGGTACGCCATTTATACTTTCGACATTATCTATGCCATTGAGGTTTATCCCAGGCGATATAGTCACTTGGTTTTGTGGAACAGGAGGATAGACATCCCACCCACTTCCATCTCCACGGCATTGATAGTATTGGTTCTCGTTCTTCACCAGCCATATTTCACCGCTGTTGCATGGTACCGAAAGTTGATAGAAGTCATCCACCTCGTTCGTCGGTGGAGTGATCGGAGGAGCTGGAGGTGTCACAGGCCCCCATCCACCTTCGGAACAAATATACCACTCGTCCAACACGACAACGTAGATTATCTCGTATTCGTTGCAGGTATCCGGAAGTTCATCCACGTCGTTTGCATCGGGTAACCTGGTCACCTCTACCCACTGACCGTCGACGCAGAGATAATACTTGTCAGACGTAGTTACGTAGATAATCTCTTTAGGTGAACATGTCAGCGGAAGGTCTGTTTCGTCATTGACGTCCGGTAACTTATCGGCCACATCCCAATGATCCTCTTCGCACTTGTAGAAGCGATACTCACTGCGTACGAATACGATCTGGCCCTTGACACATGGGTCTGGTAATTCACTTACGTTGTTCACAGGCGGAAGCATTTCCGTTCCATTCAAAAGCTTCAGCACAGCGGAACTCAACATGGACGACATCTCGTTAACCAAGTCTTCCAATTGAGGTATCTTGTCCAGAATGCCGCTATTGAGAAGCTGGAACATCCATTCGTCTAAATGGTATCTACTGTCTCCTCCTCCGCCCTGGAGACCTTGGAGTTGATTGTGCGGAGGAATTATCGGAGTGACTCCTCCTCCTCCGCTTGTCGTTCTAGGCAAAAGCATTGTCGTTTACCTCCTTTCTGTTCCACGCATCGTGAACGGTTCTGCTTTGACGTATACCACCGCCGTTACGTCTATTGGCTCGAACACGAGATAGGAAGCCATGTCCCAGGCATACCTTCCGAAGTGGTTGTTCTTCTCGTCGATCATTATAGGCTCATCACAGTCGGCCATGTACATTTTACAATATCCACTGTCACAGTATATCGATAACTCGTAGCTTTCGTTATAGGGTATTTCGTACACCGTTCTTTCGCTGATTGCCAGCTCTGTGTACCCAAATCCTCTCCAGGGTTTTCCCTTGAGAACATAGGGCTCCTCCGAGGTCCGGGTAAGCCCTAGGACGTCGTAAGGAACGAAGTAGGGCAGAGCCCTCTCCTGTCCTGGGAACCATTCCAGGTTAGCTTTGTCACTGAACGTGATGCGTTTGTCTGTGTTGTTTTTGTATGTCGGCATGTTGCACCTCACCAAGGATGATAATAATCCACTTTAGAAGACGCTGAATGCTTACCTGTGTTCTTCAACAAGCCAGTAAGCTCCATAGGGTCTCCGTTCTTTGCAAACTTCATGGCTCTCTTGACCGCAGTCACAGGCATTCCACTATGAAGAAGAGAGTAAGCCGTATATAATCCGAAGGCCGCTTTCTCGTAATCACCTTTTTCGATGTCGTGAGGTATACCGCCTATACCCTTGACGGCAGTGTCGATCATTGATCCGCCCCCAAAACCATCGGCCCCAGCCACCATTGCGCTTCCAAATATTGGAATGGAAGCCAGTCCCTCACGCCAATAAGCGTCCACATAATCGTCCACCGTTGTGATGGGATGCCCCTTGTCCAAAGAACCCATGAACCATGCCCCAAGAGATAAGGCAAAAATCGTCCCGAACGCTTTTCTTATTCTACCAGTCTTGGCGTCCCCGTATAGATCATGCGTCATCGCTCCGAATATCTTGGTGTTCTGGTTTTGAAACATCGTAAAGAACTTGATAAATCCATCTGACGCCATGAACGCCGGTAGGTCTTTCGGTATGGCTGAAGGCTGAGTATTCGTCGTCGCCAACTGAGCTCTTTTCACCGCCGTCTCGTGTATTTCTTCGGGAGTCAAGCTACTATCCTTCGACATGTTTCTGACCTCGTAGTTGTAAACGGCATCCCATCCAATGCAACGAGTCATCATGTCGCTTATCTCCATGAGCTTGGCTCCGTTTCTGAGAACGGACATTTTGAGGTTCTGCATTTTACCAGTCACGCCCCTTCTTTCGGCAGCTTTGAGCTCCTCCATAAAAGGCTCGAACATGTGAGACTTCACTTGAGGATCAAGGTCTTTGACGTTCTTGATAAACTCGTTCGTCCCAAACGTAAGAGGCATCTTAGCGGTCGATCCCATAAACTTGGCAATAGACCACAGGATATCCGTGGCGTCACAGTACCTCAAATACAAAGGCAATGCTATTGGCACCTTGATTGGCGATAATAAATTCATGACAAAGAAAGCGCTGGAAGCATTGTTGCTCATCATTCTGGGTATGTTGTTCACTGCCTGGAATCCTTTATAAAAGTCAGGGTTGGCAAGCATGTTGACCTGGCGCTGCAACTCCTTGAAAACAGCGTCTCCTCCAAACCTGGCGCTCAATGTGCGCCTGATTCCTGGAGCGCCTGGTTCATCCTTCTCGGCGAGAATGGCATGAAGATTCTTAACGGTCTCACCCATCGCCATAAAGTGCTCCTGCTCAGCCACAGCCCTATACCAATCGGCTAGAATATTCAAGGACATCGGCGTCTGGTATTCCTTCGGTATGTTCTTCCTGGTAATGCTGGAGGAACGATCCACGTATATGCGCTTCAAACCATTTCGGTACATGGTGTTGTCAGCCGCTGCTTCTATACCCCTATCCACAGACATGTCATTGTCGTTCTGAGTATAGATACGCAGATAGTTGTTCTCTGGGATGATACCCCTATTGTTATAGGCGACATTGGCCAGGTCATACCTGACCATATTGGCGGCATAGTCGGCCTGTATGGCTCTGACTACTTTTTTATGATTATCGCTCAACCTATCATTGATTTCGTTGTATATATCTTCCGTTATGTGGTTTCCATAGATCAAGTGATCTTTTCCACGTTCATTTTGCCAATGCCCCCATATTCCAAGAGCTTGCTCCAAGGTGAGGTCTACCTGCTGCTGCTTGTCCGAATCCACCATAGAATAAAACTTACTACCCAACTGCTTCTTTGTGACATTGAATTCCTCCAGCTTCTTGTCCATGTCCCTATAGCGCTGATTTTTGTGAATGAGCATTTCGTTATACTTGTCGTTGGGGCGCTCCCAAAACGTCTTGAACCAAAGCCCCTTGAAGTCTTTGAATCCATCGATGAAGTCGGTGAACCTGGATGGTATTTGGGTGTTCGACATGATAGTACGCCACATGCTGGACTTTTCTTTTTTATCTATTCCCCTGAACTGTCCACGATCGTCCTTTCTTCCACCGACAGCCTGAGCCAAAGCTTCTCTTTGCTCATCCAATTTTTGAGCCGCCTCTGCTTTTTTGTTCCTTAGATCGTTCATACCTTCTTTTCTAAGCTTCATAACTTCGTCTCTCAGATTGAAGATATCATCTTCCGTCATGTGATCGAGCGTGGTCAAGTTCAGCCTGGCCACATCGTCCTTGTACATCATGGACGTGGCATCTGGATTGACGGCTATATAGTCCAAGAGCTCCTGTCTCAGATCGGAAACGGTTCTTCTCTCTTCTCCGCGGACAGCACTTATCTGCTGATCATCTCCGGACTTGAACTCGAAGGGGCTGATAAGCTCGCCTATTTTCTTCTTGAACTCCCAAGACACTTCTCCACGTGTGGCCGTATTGATGTCGTCTATGGCACCTCGCACACGCTCTCTTTGATTCTTGGCAAGCAATTCATTAAGTCTGTTGTCAGCGCTAATATCCCCCCTGACCTTCAAACGTTCCTTCATGTCTTCGACCCTGTTTTCGGAACGATGCGTCATCTCGTCCATGAGAGCCTTACGCTTGATTGCCGCCTCCAAATGCAATCCTCTATCTCCAGAGCGATATGCCCTCTGTGAGTCGAAGTTGGTCTCATCCCTTGCCTTGATGAACGCCTCATGCTCATTGACCAATTCGCTCAAAGGTATTTGATGCCTGCCGTCCGGCACAGGGTCAGGCAGTACGGAACGCACCCACTTGATAGCCTGCATCTTGACCTGACCATCAATGGCACTCTGTTCCACTGCCGACTTCTTGGGCACGGGAATTCCATCATCTGCGAATTTGGCCTTTTGGTCGGCTAGCTTTGTGAGCGCTTCGTCTATAAAACCCAACTCATTGTGGGCTTCCCATATTTTCTTTCTGAAACTCTCCCCTGCGTTGGGTGATCTATTTTTATTGAGTTCAAACTCCTGCCTGTTCTTACTTCTTGCATTCAATAGAGCATCTCTTCTATTGTTGATGTAGTCTATGGCATTGTCTATGCCAAACTTATCGATTATCCACGGCAAGGATTCTTGATTCACCGGTAAACTGGGAAGTTGCTCCTTACTAACTACGGGAATGTCCCGCAACTTCTTGACCAAACTGGCCACATCCGTTCCAATATTCGTGGCTACATCCTCAATAGTCCCAGCCGTTTTAGTAAACGTTCCGCGATTGAACTTATTGAGTTCCGTTCTCAGTTTATTGGCTTGATCCTTACCAATGAGACCTTCCAACTCCTTATACCTTATACCGCCCAACTCTTTCACCTTACTGAGAACTCTGACCAGATTATTGAATTTAATTTTACTGGCGGCTACTTTTTCTCGTCTTTGTTTATACCATGCCTTCGGGTCTTCTCCTGGCTTGGGCATATCCACATCCGACCAGTCAGGGTCTATTCTGGCAAGATTATCCCCTTCGGCCACCCTGTCCGCCAAGGTGTCAATGTCCATGAATCCGGCGTCAGGTGGAGCTTCCGGAGGAGGTACTTCCCCTTGCGAAGACTTGGCATCTTTATCGTTCTGCATGTTAGCCGTAGTTCTCAGAGCGATGTTGCTCATGTCTGCCGTCTCGTTCTCAAAAGCGAACAAACGGTCATAGACGCCACGTACATCGGCGTTCATGTCTACGCTCAAATCTTTTGTTCCATCATAGACAGCCAAGAGCCATCTTCTGAACTGGTCAAATATGGGCATAAGCCTTTCCGCTGGAGCTCTGCCTTCCATAAGATAAGCTTCAAACCCTCTCGCAAATTGCTCATGTTGCTCCGTCGTAAGAGGAGTCGTACCATCATTTCCCAGCCAATCCAATAGAATAGCCCAATCGGATTTAGCTCTATCACCAGCCTTACCGGAACTCATGAAGTTTTCGAAGTCCCTCAAGAAGATGTGTCCCGTCTCGTGTAGGAACGTCGAAGCGTCCGCTTTCTCGTACATCTGGATAAAAGCTCTTCCGTCTTCCTGGGAAAAATAAACAGCACCACGTTCATCTTGCCGGAAGTAAGATCTTCTCTTGCTTTCCGGTAGCTTCAAAACTATAGGATCTACACCTATAGGAACCTGCTCGTCCCTGGTTGGAGGGATATTCAACAACTGCTCTTCTCTGGATGCGTACATGGAAGCAGCCGCATGTCTGGCCGACACCTCTCCAGCGGTAGCTAGATATTGCTCATCCGCCGTCAACATCCCTGGGTCTAGCTCTCCTCTTATTAACTTCTTTTTTCTATCCTCGTATATTTCATTCTCTTTCCGCTTTACATCTTCGCGCTCTTGAAACTGCCTTTCGAATTCCGCAGCAGCCTCGGCGTCACCTCTCTGTGTAGCCCTGTCTTTTTCCGCTTCGAGATTGTTACTTATCGGGTCAGGAGCGCTATTAAGCCATTGCTGATATTCTATTGCCCTAACAGCCTCATTGGACGTCTTGGGACGAGCCTTGAAGTCCGAAGGATCAGAGCCATGTGCAAAGCCCTCGAAGTGTTGTATGGCATGCTGAGTCTCATGGAAGAGAGTATTCAATATCTCTTGAGGAGTATCGTTTTTGTTGAGAGCTATCTCAAAAGCTCCAACATTCCACTGGCCAAAATAATCACTACCAACGTCATTGCTTATCCATATATTCATCGCCCAAGGATATGCCGCATAGAGTTCTGGGTCTTTGTAGACGTTCTTTAACAAAATACGTTTGCCATCAGGAGTGTTCTTTATCTTATCCATGTCTACCTTCGAAGGGTCTATCGGTATATTTATTTTCCACTCTCCATCGGTCTCATCCATGTGCCATCCGGTGGTTTCTTTTATGGTCTTGGGGTCTACCTTGTTGTCCCTCATGGTTTTAGCTATGGCCAGAGAGTAATGGTCGGCAGTCAAGGCTCTTTGCCCGGCGAGTAATTGATGGAAGGACTCAATGTCCGGCATCTTAGTGGAATCCCACACTACCATATTAGGACTCCTTGATTCTTCGGGCGTAGTAGCTACTTCGGAGGAATTATATTTCAGTCCGACAATACCCTTATCCAGTAAAGCTTCCGAAGCCTCTTTGGCTCCACCTAAAATGTAAGCCAGGTTCTGATAGATGTCATGACCTGTCAATGAGGCCCCAGTCGTCGGATTCCTCAGATTTATACCAAACCGATTTGCCAAATCTTCCAATCCTCTTTTGACCATCTCGGGCTGTTTGTCTATGCTGTCGTTGTAGGAGATAATCTCTTCATTCTTCGGATCGGTTATTTTGTTGGAGTCCTCTTTTATTAAATCGTTCAAGGCTTCTCTGTGCTCTCCTCTTGGCACTTCCCAGCCGTGTACTTCTGCAAATGTATCTGTCGGAGCATAATCCAGCATGGTGTTGGCATCACGTTCATTGACGTTGGCTGTATCCCCTCCCGAATTGAGCATGTAGGAATTGATGACGATACGTCCCATTTCTGTAGGCGTGTCCATAGCTGGAAGTACTCCACCCCATACCCTTCCTAGCCATTCCTCGGGAGATATGTCCTCAGCGTAAGAGGCCACAATAGACCTGGCGGAATACAAAGAACCCCATAACTTAGCTGCATCCTCACGAGATATCTTGTTCCCTTTTGGGTCTATATTATTGTCCAACTTGTATTCCGTTGGCTTGGCCAGTACGTTCTCCCTAACCTTGTTAAAAACGTTTACAGAACCGTCTTTGACCTTGATGTATTTGACTTCCTTATCGAAAGCCGGAGAGAAAAAGAATTTATTGAATACAGCCCCAGCTCCAAACGACAAACCATTATCCATGAATAGGTTATGTATGTTCCAGTCATAGTTTGGATCGATCTGGCTGTTCATGATACCGCCCTGAATCATTCCCATACCCGTTCCAGAAATCATGGCTCCTGTTGCGGAAGCGGTATGACCTATAAGATTTATGACTCTGTTGGAAAGGTTCTTGAAGGCTGCACTCCTGGCTATGGATTGAGCTATGTAATGATCTCCAGTAAAAAACATCATCTTGTCCCATGCCGCAGCGATAGGGGCAGTCATCCAGAATGTTTTTGTTGCGGCCCATCCAGCCCTGGATTCGTCTCCAGTCTGGTCGTATACGGCATGGTAGACAGCTCCGCCATTGTATAATCCATTCTGCACCGCCATAGTAGAAGCTCCAAGGATATTGGCTATTCTGGCCGAAGCGGAAACAGCAGCATCACTCATGGCCCCAGTAGTCATGCCTATGGCTTCTCCGGCCATGTATGCCTTCCCGATTATCTGGCCAGGGATCAGCCATGAGCCAATCTCACCGGCCATATGGGCGGCCTTGTCGAAGAAGTCGTCTTCCTTATTCCCCATATACGTTTTACGGAACGTGACCCTCTTGGCTGATATTTGATCAACCAAGTCCCTGATCTGCTCGGAATGCGACAACCATTGAAGTCCTTGCAGAGCACCCTGAGCCCCACTGAGAACCAGTCCATCAGCCATCTGTCCCACTATGCGCATCATTCGGTCTTCGCCTGGAGTGTATGTATAGTCAGGGAGCTCTCCGCCATATTCTTTCATGGCTTGTTCTTTAAGAAAATCTTGATAGCCCTTCATGTCGGGAAGTGTTCCCGCTTCCTTCATGGCGTTATGCAAGAACAATGGTATATTGAGTTTTTCCGCCCTGTCTATATCGGCTATGGCGTGATCTCTACTTACTCCTCGAGCCCTCATGTAGGAAGTTATCATTTGGTCATGCTTGTAAGCCCATGCCTTGGCTATGCTCTCCGGTGTTATTCCGTACCTCGCGTTCATGTCTGCCTGAGATGCCCCATTATTCATCTCGTTCATGATGTGAGTTTCTATGTTCTGTCTCATCCTGTAGGGAGTCATGTAATTGCGGCCATTCATGATTTCTTGCGCAACGGCAGGATAATCATTGGCTAGTTGGCCATATTCACGAATATCTCCCATAGGATATTTGTTGGGTTGCGGAAGTTCCACATCTATCGTAGGCTCTTCGTCACGCAGATAAGGCAGAAGCTTATTTAGTAAATAAGGCTCGCTTGGTTCAGGTGCTTTAATTGGTAAAGGAGCCAGTTCGGAATCTACCTTGCCCGCCAAATATTTTGAAGCGGCCTCCATGCCAGGCGCATACACAGGAGCCTTCAGATTGTCCAGCTCCGCAATTGGCCCTTGATCTGGCTCGGTAAATATTGGAGGTGTGTAATCTATCTTCTCCTCTGATGGAAGAGCAGGCCTCGTCAGCTCTTGTTCGGATGGGAATAATGGAGCTCCTAATTCATCTACCAATATGCCAGCCATTATCTACTCAGGCTTTCCGCTACTTGCTGTGCTTTTGTTTTTTCTATGACAGTTTGAGGCGTTGGTTCTTGAATAGGAGCAGCAGACTGATCTTGTCCCTTTTGCCAAACCCTATAGATATCCGTAGGAGCTATTTTGCCAACTCCCATCTCGAATCTCTTTTTGGCGTCGCTCTCAAAGTAATGAAAATACTTCTTCGGACTTGCTTGATCTATGTCTACCAATATGCCATTGACGTAATGACCTAGTTCTTTAGGAGGAACTAAGCCATTCAGAACGTCGGATTCGAATTGTTGTACATAAGGCATAGAGTCGGCTATGCCTGCGTCATGAGCAGCGGCACGTATAGTAGTCTTATACATGGACATGTCTGAATTCAACAATTTGTTCTGTACTTGTTGATGCGAAGTATAAGATTTCTTAAGAAGGTCTATATACGTTGGAGTCACCAAGTTTCTCTTTCCTGCCAATATAATATCGTCTATCGTGGTTGTGCCATCTTCTATGCCTTGCATCAATTGAGAGTACTTTCCAAGAGATTCCGTCTTGGTAGGGCCTCCCATTTTCTCTTGAGCCATGAACTCTTTATCTTCATAAGTAGAGTGATCGTACTGATATCTCCATGCTTTATTAGCCACTCTCTCGGCCTCGGCTGCAAAATGCTCGGCTCTGTTCTCGAACGTCTCCGCCCATCTGGCTCCCATTGCCGGAGATATCGTATTCGACGCCACCATCTGTTTGATCTGATTTCTGGACACAGTCTGGTTGTTCAGATAAGCCTGTTGCAACTGAACCTCATTGTCCTGCCATTTCTTTTGCTGAAGTTGCTTAATATAATCGGCAGCCTTCATTCTTTGTTCGGGGTCTAGGTTCGTCGATGTCTCCAGCATAGACTGAGCCAGCCCTGGATTAGTGTCAGCCACCACACCCAAGCGCTTTGTTTCCACCTCTGCCCTGGTCTTGAGCATCATGTTTTTTATGGTCTCTTCAGAGGCTCCTGGATTGTGTAGTCTCATCGAAGCCTCGATCTGTTGCATCTGATGTTCATAGACTTCATTATCCGTAGGAGCCATGAGAGACGTCTGTACAGAAGCATCTACACTATCCGCGTACTCCTGGTTCTTGTATACCTGATACTGTTGCGCTTCATGGTTCTGGACAGTTTTATAGAATGGGTCGGCGCTATTGATAGATACCCTGTCGAACATTGCGGACTGCCTGGCGTTGAGCTTGAGGTCTTTCTTAACCTGTTCAGCCATATCGTGAGACTTCGTTCCAAATTCATCGGAAACTCCTTGAGCATCCTTACCCATGCGATTATAAAGTATTCCTGTTTGGGGATCGTTCACGTAAAGCAGGAGCTGACGCTTATACTCATTGTTGGCCGCTTCGACATTGAGCATGTCTTGCTCATCTTGTTTTTGCATCGCCACAGCGGCAAGCTTACGCAATCCCTCTCCAACGGCGGCAAAACCAGAGGCCTGCTGCGAACCGAATGCAGCCGCCGACTCCGCACCAGGCATGCGAACATTCGGCAAGCCCTGTTCCGGCATACCGATTTGGTACCTTTCCGAACCGTACATTTGTCTCGGTCTAGGCATTATCTGTTAGGCCTCCACATGTACCCAGGATCAAACATCTGTCCAGGTATTTGCACTCCAAGCTGACTATCTGGCGGAACAAACTGCTGGCTTGTGCCAATACCCCAAGGAGAAGGATTGACGCTTATCGTTCCCCCTGGCTTGGCCGTGCTGTGCGTAGTACTCCACACATCCGCACCCGTGCCCAACAAGGAGCCAAAGGCGCCCATCCATCCAGCCGTTTCCGCCCCTTTGGCCGCTGCTCTGGACTGTATTGCCTGGCTCTCATATCCAGCCCCTTGAGCCTCATATCCCCACATATTTTTGAGAGCATTGAAACGTATCTGCTTCACATCCTCTTCGATGCCCGCAGACGTATCTGCCATGACTTGAAGAGGAGAGCCTGTTACCTGCGCCCCCGAAGCAGCTAACTGAGCAGCCTGTGACGCCTGAAACTGCTCCTGCTGAGAACGGAATTTATGCTCTTCTCTGGCCCCCTCGGCTAAAGCCATTTGAGCCTGTTGCTGTGCAAGGGCTCTGTTCTGCTCGGCGACTTGAGCCTGATACTGAGCGGCGGCTGCCTGCGACTGCCCTCCCATGACAGAAGACGCCGCAGAAAACAAACCGCTGGCTATCATCAAAAAAGGAGCGCCCATTTATATCGCGACCTCCTCCGCTGTCTTCTTGGATTCCAGGGTCACCTGGAGATAACCTCTTCCAGCATCGCTAAGAATAAACCCCTCCCAAAGAAGAAAGCGTAAGAATTTATGATATCTATTATTGATGTACCCGGTAAGAGTTCCATACTTGTCCAGCCATTTATGGATGTACTCATGCCCATGACGCACAAAACGGAACGCTACCGTGTCTATGTCCTTGCCTCTCATGAGCCATATTCTACCTTCCGGGAGCACTCCAAACATGCCGACAACTCCCGAATTGCCCATGATGGTGAAACATTCATCGCACATAGGGTAGACCTTTCTGAGCATGGATTCCGAGGTCTCTCCCCATCCATTGAGCATGTCCAAGTTGTCCTCGTCGGGTATTCTCTTCACAAGTACATCTACATGCCAAGGAATGGATGGGACGACATAACCACCATTACTATGCGTCATCTTGCATAACCACCTCTCTCCACATGCCCAGAATGGTCACGGGGGTAGGTTTATCATTCTCTATGATAATTTTGCTCGTCTTGCCATACCCGCCGGGCGAGTCCAGGTATATATCTCCAGTATATGGCAAAGCTCTATACTCGGGCGACAAATCTCCAGGAAATCTGACCTGATCGATTACATGGCTGTTTTCGTTCCACGCCCCCATTTTAAATCCACAAGTCCTGAGTACTCTAATGACTATGCGAGGGACGATCTTGTGCCGTCCCACGACAGAGCCTTGAGCCTGGGGTTGTTCCAGCTCTACGGACTCGAACCTCAAGGGATATGGCGTGTCCTCGTCGAGGAACATATCTTCCGACCAGAATTCGTTATCCACATTCACATGACTCATCATGACCAAATCTTCATCCATTATCATATAGACGTCGTCCTGATCTACACCCGGGATGACACAAAGGTCTTTTATTTTGCCCTTGAAGGTCTGTCTAGTCCATGCCGCTACTTGATGCTCTTGGTGAAACGTGAAGGCCAACATAGTTCCATCTTCCAGAACTATCCATACAATGCTCCAGGGCAATTGTTGATAGCCCCACCTGACAATACGAGACCACTCGAAAAGATGGTGAGATAATATACTTAGTTCGCTGGAAACGTAGCCATCTTGTTGCAGCTGATAACCCAAGCTGTAAACAGCTTTGCGAAATCTGTTAGTAAAAAGAGTTACGGAGCCAATATCCAATACGTCCATCAAAGGAGAGCTACCCTTATAATCTGTCGGGGTAATGACCACAGACGAAGGCGTAAATACGTCGCTACGTTGTCCAGTAGATGCAGAAAACTCTCCTCCTTCCGTGAAAATCAACAAATCCCCCCTGGAAGAAAAGTCCGTTATGGCGTTCATTTGTTTTGTAGCGAGCGTCACCGTTATGGAGTCCGTGTCTTTTGTTGGGTCACTCGTATCGAAGTTATACCAATCGGCAGGCTGAGACATCCAAATAGTTGTTGGTTGAGACGGTGAGTTTCCCAAGACCAGACGCTCTTGATGGAAGATACCGACTGAGGGATATCCCATGTTTCTATATTCCCCGCCCCTTATGTCGTAGGTAGTTCCCCATGTTCCAAAAGTCCAATTAGAAGTGGGAGGAATGCTGTACGACACAAATAGACCCCAGTCATCTCCTGCCCTGACAACATGCGCTGTACTGTGCGAATATGGCTGATCCACCCTGAGACGATAAAAGGCCAAGCCCCCAGACCAATTTCCGCGCACCTTGAATGTCTGAGGATTGGTCGACGGAGCGCTCGATATGAATTCTATATAATACGTGACACCTTGTTCTTGCTCATCAGCCGAGTAGCCCCATACAGGAAAAGTTCCGGAAGTAGTTCCGGCGCTAGAATATCTGCTGACTATATCGCTGCGTATCAAGGTACCGTCATCGTGTCTCGTTTGTCTATAAAGTACTATATCTCCAATGAAGGCATCGTAAGACTTTATGTCTATCTTGCCATACATGATACCGGCAACATATGTAAAATTAGTAGTTGTGGTGTATTGAAAATCAAAGCTTCCCGCAGGGTAATTGAATTCCAGTTTAATGAGACTATTGGGGCCATACGGTACACCGGAAGGATCAAGCCCCATAGCAAAAGCACTAAAATTAGCAGTCAATGTCCCTAGTGGGGATTGACTTGTGGTATGCCAATCGAACTGCATGGTTTTGGTTTCGTCCGCATTCCAGTCCTGAAAAGGGCCCATAACCATATTTGGGTATTCGGTTCTCCAATCATCGTCGGCATATCTCTTGATAGACCAGACGGGATACTTGGGACTGAAAATATAAAGCACATCCACTGATTGCAAATATCTGAAATTTTTCATGTCTTCCAGATCAATGTAGGGATGCCCCACCTCTTTAGGAATGGTGAATATCCTGACACCATCTTTTATAACCTCTACGTCATGAGCCACCTGATTAGGAAATCTGACGTCGGGCCCCCTGAACGCCAACACATAAGCTATCTCCTGACTGACCACAAATGGGACTAATCTACAATCTCCCATAGGAAGGTCTAACAGGTCTCCTTCTAGGATGTCCATATCTTCCACAGCAATCTTCTTCACTCCTGGTCTACCAGTAAAACCACCTTGTGGAAGCACAATGCAATTACTCATTTCGGAAGCGCCATTGTTGTAAGCGGCAAGATCAGACCTGGCCGCCAACCAATAAGACAGCTCCCCGCTAGTATTGGATAACTTGGCATCGTAAAACTTAGCCATTATCTAACACCTGGCCTTCTTACCCACAAATACGTACCAGATATCTTCTGCCCTATGTCTCTTTCGTTCCTGGTGTTGCGCTTCGCTATCTGCCCCAGAGCCATGTACTTTTGCATCAGCGCCTGAGACATTTGTTCACTGCCGGTTAGAGTCACTGCACAGTCCGCAGCGAGGCGATTCACCAAAGCTTCTTGACTTGCGTCATCCCACCCGGTGAACGCAACGTCCACGGAATACTCCGCCCAGGCGTCTGAGGCATTGGAGTAGATGTATGACTGTTCCGCTTGAAATTGGATTTGTTCTTGAGTACTGGTAAAGAGACGCCATATCGCCACGGAGTTCGATGGACGGTTGTAGGCGAACGACCATCCCTTTGTGGCGGCCGTGGTATTCTGGACGAGCTGAAGCAGCCTTATCGCAAAAGCCCAAGGAAATTCAGAAAGAACCGACTTCCGAGAAGTCTCGAAAAGTCGGTTCGTCACCCTTGCCGCTTGTATGTCGTCACTGAGACTCGCTATCGGTGCCGTCCCCAGAAGGGCCAGAGCCCTGTTCGCCGCTTCCAGATTCGTCATCATGAGTCTCCTCCGCTGGCTTGTTTGTAGCCAAATTCTTTGGTTCCAGTATCTCGAAGTACTCGGGAGGTCTCTTCCACCCCTCGTACATCTTCCCCGCCGTCCAGTACTGTTTCAGCCAGAAACAGGGGGTCAGGCATCTAGCTTTGTATTTGTATTTGCTTGGGGGCATACTTACCTCCTAAGTCCAAGGATTTCTTTGTCGATGTCCGGCGTGTAGAAGATGTTCATTTTCTTCGCCGTGGAGAGCTGGAATCGAACCCAGTTTTTGACCTCGGTCGGCACAGGAAACTGAAATACCGTGTCTCCAGGGTTGGCTACCACCGTGGTGGGGCCTTGGGTCATGAGATTTGTAAACGTCCCAGCCTCATCGTCGGCATGCTTCATGATGATCGTAAAGCCCACCGGAATGACCTCCGCCGCTCCGCACCACACCCACAGTCTGTTCACAATGTAGGAGTTCATTCCCGAGGTGTCTCGCGGCGTGGTAAAACCCGCCTGAGCGTCAAGAATGGGGAGCTGATTCCCGAGATTGTACTGAGCCATAGGAAGGGCACGGGTAAGCGTAACTGCCGTCTCCGTGCCCATCAAAAACGTCTGAAATTTATCGGCGTACATCTTATACCACCCTCTCTTCCGTCGAAAGCAGATTGTCGTCCACTTTGATCGGAATACCCTTGAACGATGTAATGATCTTTCCGGTTCTCTCATTCACCGTCAAGGCCAAATTCTGCTTTCTGATAAGCTGTCTCTCATAAAACTCCTTCAGATCACGGTTCATATAGATTACCGCATTGCCCTGGAAACTAGGAGCTCCAATGCCGCCTTGAGGAGACGTGTCCAATCCACCCCAGTCCCCGAGGTTGTGGATGCGGTGAGTCAGACTCAGGAGCAAGTCCGTAAGGTCTGGAGACACGTCACTGGCTGTTCCGAACGTCCGCACTCGGTTCATGTCGATGTTGCAGATACGAGCCACCTGCCGGAAGTCTTTCAGACACAAGCCCACTCTCCACTTGTAGCGGTCTCTGTAGCCCTGGTAAGTGCCGTGATGCGTTCCGTCCGGATCGATGTCGTCCAGGTCGATAACGCTTCCGGAGATATACTCCACACCTGCTCTGGTGTTCTTCGGGTAGATACAGTGAAGTCCCTTCTGCCCCCACACGATGAGCCATATGCTGGCGTTGGCGTTCGTGGACGGCGTCCCTGTCGTGGTCGTCGAAGCGTCGATGATCTGTCTGTGCGCCGGGCCGGTGAGGTTGAGGTAGCTCTGGGACAGACCGATGATGCTCCGAGGATCGCCTACGCGAGTGCCGTACCACAGCTCTCTGGCAAACATGTTTGCCATTGCCTCGATGTGCGCCTGAGCTTCCATGAGACGAAAGACAGCGCCGTTCGAAGCGATGTCCACAAGCTCCTTGTCGATCTGGGAGACGGCCTCCAAGAGGGAACAGGTCTCCGTAATGTCCTTTCGGGAGCTTCTCGTGGGAAGAACTCCCTGATTGATGGAGCGGTAGTTGATCTCCGGAAGTCCGTCGATGATCTGAAATCTGTGCCCCGTGTCCAAATTGCCCTGCTCCCACACAGCGTCCTCCAACATTGGATTGGCCTGGGAGAGCATGTTGATAACGTCCGATGTTTGCTGGTCGTAATCTCCGTGCATTGCAAGGTCACGGAGTGTATAGACCATTCCAGGTGACAACGCCATTTACATTACCTCCAATTCATTTCGGTTTCATATCGGGGAACATCGTGTAAGCGAAGTCCTCCATCGTTCTCTGTTTTTGAGGCGTCCCCCTGGACGAGTCCCAGAGAGTGGCCTCGCCCATCAATTTCCTAGCGCGTATGCAGAACTTTATGAAGTCCGGACTGACTCCTATCCCAGACTCTTTTGCAAAGGTGAAGAATTTTCCGGAATCCGCTTCGTTTCCCATTACCCTCTTGATGAATTCTGGAATGTCCTTGAGCGTTCCCTCCGTGTTGATGTAGGGCTTGATCTCATCGTCGTTCAGGCTGGAGTCATGCCATTCACGGTACTTCTGCTCGATCGTCAGGCGAACCGCTTCCATGCCGTCTCCGTAAGCCTTGGCTCCAGCGTCCACCCATTTTTGGGCTTGAGCTTGAGACAGGTTCATCTCCTTGGCGAGAGCGGCCACTTCACCCTGAGTGGCTTCGGAGAGGGGAGACATACCTTGGGGAACGGCGAAGGATTGATACGCTACAGCTTGCTGACTCGGTTTATTATCCCCTTGAACGCCTCCTTGATTTGCTCCTTGCTGAGGTGAGGTCTGAGCTCCTGTGGAAGTTGTTGGAGTCTGGACTCCAGGGCTCTGCCCTCCTGGACTCGCCTGGACGTTTCCCGTTGTTGGATTCTGCGTTCCCGTTTGGCCCGCAGGGAGCGTCCCACTTCCACTACCTCCCAGTCCGTCGTCCGGCGCTCTGAGCAACTTCATCCTTCTTCACCCTGTCCTTTCCGTCAATGTTCACTTTTTTTTGTTTACCCATGCCTCTATCCTCCTACTTAGACTTTTCCTGCTTCGTATCCTCTTTGTATAGACTCAATCTGTAACTCGTTGCGCTAATTATCTTTTCCTGAGATTTAGGTATGTCCTGCATGGCGCTCATTATCATCAATCCCACGTCCCGACGCCCTTCCTTGAAGGACATTATAGCGATATCAGTGTTGAACGACGGTGACAATATACCACAATAATCCAATATTCTGGATACGAATCTGGCTCCCGCAGACGAGTCCAGAAGTTCTTGCAGGTCTTCCCAATCTTTAAGCTCCAGTCGGCTGACCGCCACTCAATATCCCTCCCAATCCTCCAAGAGTGTCGGCAGCTGTGGCCACATCCCTCATGCCGGAACCGCCTTGTTGCGCCATCGTGGCTACCTGTTGCGCTTGCTGCATCTGCTGCTCCTGAGCCTGTTGTTGTTGTCTGCTGGCTCTGACCATCATCACTTGATCTTCCGGATTCACTACCGCCGCCGGAATGGCCGACAGTCTGGCATACTGATCGATCACCTCATCTGCGTTCAGCTTGTCCACCACTTCCGGATCGATGCCGGCGAGACCGGTAACCAGAGCGACGAGTCCGTTGATGCCGTCCATCGAGGAGGCCTTCTGCGCGATGGCGAGCATGGAGATGTACTCCACCTTGATGTCCTGGCCTGCCATTTCCGCTGGAGGATTCGGTATCAATCCTTTGCGCATGGCAACCATGTACGTCCTTCCTACAAGTGGGTTGAGAAGCTCATACTCCAAACGCTCGACGACAGGCCCCAGCATCTGCATCTTCTCTTGTTGTCGGATATTGACCTCCGTAGCCGTCATGCGTCCTTGCATGTCCATCTGAGCGAGCATCAAAAACAAGTCTGCAAAAAAGGCCTGCTTGATCAGGTCTCGGCTGTCCGCAATCGCTTGTAGATGTCCTTCGAAATTGGGTTGGACTTGATAGATGGGACGGGCCGCATTGTTGGGGTCCGAGGTGAAATAGACGCCCCCTGGACGTATCTGCATCTGTTCTCCGAGTACTTGTTGAGGAAAGGCTACGGGGGGGTCGATAGACAGCTCATCCGCTCTGAGAAAGTGAGCGCGCATAACTTGCAGGGTTTTACTCTCGGGCAGGGCCATTTCTCCGGGTCCGTAGCCATAATAATCAGAACCTATAGTGTCCCATCTTGGTACCAGAACGGGGAACTCTTCGTATCCGCCCAACTGGAGTTCGGACTCCTGATCCGGCTCCCAGTAAAGGGAATAGTAAGGGAATCTCGTAATGCGCTTGGGGGGAGTGCCGAAACCCTTGTCCTCGGCAATGATGTGATAGACCTTGAACCATTGACCTTCTTGATGGTTCCTGAGGGCGGATTGTACCTTGCCGCTCACCTTGTCCCCAAAGGAGTCCCGCATATCGAGAGCGCTCATCCAGACCTCTCTAGCGAAGGCATTTGGAAGGCCTGCGTTGTCGAAAGAGACAGCGTACTCCCCGGCGGTAAAGAGACGTGCATTGATGACTCTGAGATCGTCTTCCTCGATCAGAATAGCGGCTGTCCCAAACGCTCCAATCTCTCCATAGGCACCATGCAAGCGGTTATAGATATTCGACTGGGAAAAGATGTTTATGAGGATGTCTCTTACCATGCCCACCCATGTCAGAACGGCAGGGATCACTGCAAGGGCAGGATCATGAACGGTGAGTTGAAACCATGCCTTCGACGGACTGGTGAGGCCTCCCTGCATGCCAGCCTGGAGAGTCGATAGCGCTCTGCGCACCGTGGAGTCGATAATCTCTTCTCCTCTTCGATTGGCACTGTTGGGATAGTCATTGTCGAACCAGCCCATATTTGGAGCGACGAAGTCGGATATCTCTTCCCAGAGAGCCAGCTTCTTGTCGCGTTCTTCTTTCATGGCTTGAAACTTCTTGTCGATGCCCAAATCTTTGACATTCATTTTTTTATCAAATCTCCCAACATGGAATTGCCTTTGGCCATTTTTTTCTTGACCAATTCGTTTTGTTGGTTATGTAATCTCATGGCGAAATTATTGGCTTCTTCTATACTGTCGAACTTTCCAAAATACCTTCCCGTATCATGGTACAGGCCTATGGCTTCCTCGTTAGACATTATACGGCCATCGTCGCTGACCGTGGGTATCAATATTTCTTTTCCGTCCTCGTTGAAAGACATAGACCTCACCGTACTTATCGATCCGTCTTTATTATGCACTATGGGCCTATCGTATAAATTTATGTTGCCACGATAATCCGATATATCGGAATCATTTTCGAGCATAGATCGACGCCTTTTCATGATCGCTCAGTCCTCACTCAGCATGCTCTGCCGTTTCCGTTCGTGCTCCAACTCCAAGTCGGTCGGAGAGTCTTTGTAATATTTGGTGCTCTTTGGTTTTGCGTTGGGGTCTTGGTATTTGAGCTTCTTGTAGTCATTGTCCTCGAAGAGCCCCTTGAAGTACAGAGCTGTCTCGCCGAGAAGGCTCTGTGTTTGAATCTTTTCTATCGGTGATAAGTTTCTGTAGCTCCTGAAGGCTTTTATCAGGGAAGGCAGAGAGCTGTCCAGGAAGGAAGCCATACCAGCGGCTCCCCAGGCGGTGCCGAGAAGACTGGCGTGTTCGGGGGGCTTTCCGGTAGCCCTGATCTCTTCCCATCTCTTTTTATTTGCTTCGGGAGCGCCCATCTTTGATTTTTTCCAATGCCAAACCGATATCGTTTATCATTCTGTCGAAGTAGTCATGTTCCAGCTCGGTGGGCTCATCCTCATCCAGTTTGTCCAGGATGAACTTTTCGACATCTTCGTCGGTCTTTTTTTCCCTCATTGGCCTAGCAAGGTCTTTCCGGAGCCGCCAGTATAATCTCCGGCGAGCATGGAGGCGCGGGTGCTCATGGCCTGAGCCGCTCTGCGTCTAGTGACGTTTCTCGCTTGTATTTCCTGATCCATGTCCACCTGAGAATAGTCGGGGGCCATAGGAACAGGAGCCGGTTTCGGTACACTTGGAGCTCCGCACATACTATATCTCCTCTCTACCTTCCGCGCTTCTTTTTGAGCGAGTGGAAGGGGTCGTACTTTGCAGGCTTGTTCGACTGATACGCACTCACCAGCCCTACACTTCCGCGCTTGCGCATCGGTAGTATCGGTTCTGCGAAGCACAGCGACAAGGCGTCTGCGTAATCTGGAGAGGCAACGCCTCTCTTTTTCATATCGTCCTTACGTTCCAGTATTATTTTACCAGTCATGGTGTAAGAATACTCAGGCCCGGTTAGGTCATCCTTGAGATGGTCGTCGTTGGGTATCCATCCCTCTTTGAGCCAATCTCTCATCAGTCCCCAGCACTCCGCTCTCTTGTTGTGGTATGTAGGACTCGAAGAAGCTCCAGCGAACGCTACGCTGATTGGTTTGCGTCCCATGAGGCGGAGGTTGGAGACGACTCCGGCTCCGACTCCGGTGCCGTCGACGAAGACTGCATCGGCTTGGTGTTCGTCCCAGAGGTGAGCGATGTGTCCCGCGAACTCGGCAGGCTCGATTCCCTGAACCGCAAAAACACAGCGACAATGGAGCCCTTGACGTAGATACACCACGCTCTTGTCCCCTCCGAAGTACGCCACGTCCACGCCCAGCACAAGTGGCGCGAAATCGTATGCCTTCTCATCGTAATACCGTTTTGCAGCATCAGTGACCGTATTAGTTGGGATAAACTGGAGGTCGCCGCCTTTAGGAAACTCACCGAGTACACGAACCCGGTATATGTCCGAATCTTCACCGTACTCCTCTTTCATTTCTTTAACGTAGTTTTTAGCAACGAAAGGGCTATCGTCACAGTTAAAAGTAAATAGTTTCCAAGATTCTCTGTTCCGGTGGAAGGCGTTGTAAAAATACCCATTGGGTCTAGTGGGATTACTAGCCATGACAATGCGAGCAGAAGGAGTAGAGAGCGTACCCCTAGCAACTTCATACACCCCCTCATCGATACCGGACGCCTCGTCGATAAGAAACATCAAGGTGTCCGCATGGAAGCCCTGTAAGGCCTCTGGATTCTCTTTACGTCCGGTTCTCATTACGGCAAATCCAAGAGAGCCGGTCAGATTGACGCTTTCTTTGTTGACGACGATGGAGGACTTCCAGGGCTCCAGCATCTTCGATCTCCACTTCTCCACTTCAGCGAGCAGTATATCACTGAGCTGGTGGGCAGTGGGAGCCGTGCATGGAATCTTGATGTCGTCGTAACAGACCAATCCCCACAGAACGAGCCAGGATAGGGCAGAAGAGTTGTGAGTGACGATAAAGTCATTGACCAGATACAGACCATCTTCCGAGTCTATGGCGACGCACATGCATTCTTCTTCTCTGTCGGTCACTTCGATGGAATCTATCCATCGCACCAAATATCTATTTTCTCTTTGGGAGTTGAGTCTAGCCGCTTTGCGCTCGGAGTAAAACAGTCTATACCCGGCAGGCATGGACAAGGAGACTCTCCAACAATCTTTGCAATTTATCTTATTACCATAGCTGTCTCTGTAGAATGCTTTTTTAACAGATGCTTGCAGGTGGGCTTTGCCTCCCAGGGAGCGAACCAACCATACGACGTCATCCGCCAAAGTCTTGGAAGTAGAAGAATAAAAAACATTTCCGTTGTGGTCTATCTCTCCATCGGTATCCAGGAGTCCCCTCAGCAATTCCCACCTTTCCTCGACGGAAGCGGTTTTATAAATATCCGGGATGAATTTACGTTCGCTCGTCAGGCAGTCGAGTCCAAGCCCCTTCAGTACAGCAGTGCATCTAAGACCAAATACAACGCATCCTGTTCTGTCTTGCTTTCTGTCGGAGGTGTTCCAAAGATCGCATAAGTGAAGCATTACCTCCAGATCATTTGCGTTTATATAAAGAGTCCCGCCATAAGAACCATTTCCCAAATAAAGACCCATGACATAACCGGGCATGGGAAGATCTTCTCTTTCAAAGAACTCGACAGCTTCCTGGGCGGGTATTTCCCATTGTCTGGCCAAGGCCGCGCCATTCTTGCGTTTGACGCCTCTATCGATCAATTCTTTTGTGGATAAAGTTTCAAAGAGCATAGAGCCACTACGTCTGGAGTTACGACCTCTCACAGACCAAAGATGTTCTTCATTGCATTCCACGAAAGAGCCATCGTCGAACGTGACCTTACAAATACGGCAAAAACCTCTGAAGGGAATGTCAATTACCATTACAGGTTTGCCATTTACCCCAAAGAGGTAGCTACCTGGTTCTATGTCTCCCCATTTTTTTAGCCCATCGGGTGTCCATACGGTTGTATCGACCTTCTGCGCCTTTCCCACCCCGTGACCGCTCTTCACGGCCACTCTAGCACCAGGCTTTCCAGCGGCGGCGATCATGTCCGCTTGTTGGCTGGAGGGAGTGATGCCGAACATGTCTTTGACGAAGTCGACCGGATCGTCTCTCCAGTGTTCCACGCATCGTTGGATGTAGTCCATGACATTCCTCCAATAAGCCGAAGAGGCTGGATTCGAACCAGCGTCGTTCGTGGTGCGTATACGTCTCACTCACAGGTTACCACGGTCCGCCCCAACCATCTGGGCCACTCTCCGGCCTTGGAGATGATTATACATCAGTTGGTTGGCAATGCTAACCAACTGAACTACCCATATGTTACAATTGCATATAGTAGATTACCATAAAGGAGAGATGACCATGAGAGTCAGGTTTCAAGTCATACCCATGTCGTTGATAATGGACAAGAGGCGTAAGGCCATAGATATAGCGGTTTACAGTTCTTTGTATACGTTTTCGGAAGATGGTATGGAATGTGATCCAGCACATGGAGCCATAGCGGAAAGGGCTCATGTGGGAATAGGCACAGTGATAAGGTCTTTGAAGCGTTTAACTGACATGAAGTACATAAGCCAAGAAAAGAGAAAAGACAGCAAGGGTGGAAAGATCAGCAACAAGTACACTTTTCTGACGCGGTAAAAGAAACCCCCTGACTGTACCACGCAGTCAGGGGGAAAAGGAGAATATCGTATGTCATTCAGCAGAATACCACACTCCATGATAAATGACAACAGAATTACAGCCAACGATATCAGTGTCTACAATGCCTTATGTTCATTTACCAGTGCCAAGAAAGGCATGTGCTTTCCTTCCATTCAGGCCATAGCGGATAGGGCGAAGCTGGCTAGGAGCACTACATGCTTGTGCCTGAACAGGTTAGAGGAGCTAGGATACTACTCGAAATCCGTGCGCAAGGATAAAGACGGACAAAGATCGAGCTACTATATTTTGAACTTCAAAAAACTATTGGAAACACTGCATAAGTAAAAAAGCCAGAATCCGTTTGCCGGACTCTGGGTGTCCGTTTGCCGGACACGTATCTATAAAAAAGATCACCTATAGTTACCCGTCTCTCTTTTCATACGCATATAGTAATTTTTTTTAAAAATTTCAGAATTGCTTATAGAGTTTTTTTTTTTTTTTTTTTTGAAAAAGATTAACTGAATGATGAAATTATTTTTTGGGAGTTGATTTTGTTTTTTTGTGGTGGGTCGTTTTTATGTGGGTCGTTTTGTTTGGTTGTTGTGTCGATCTGTCTGTGCTATGGGACTCAAGTGTTTTACCCAGTTTCCAGCCGCAGGGGCGCGGGGCCGGCGGAGCCAAGAACCCCACCCCCATCCTTCAACAATCAAAACACAAAAGTAAATATCTACTCGAATAGTTACTTATCCGAAGCTGCAGAAGATTGAGCTTGTGCCGGCAATGCTGTAGGTGTGATGCCGACATCGAGCATTGACTCCCTGCCGCTCTCCTTGCGACGTTGCTCTACAATGCGCGCGATATCGGCAGGTTGAATTTGTGCAGACAAATTGATTGTTTGCTCGACGGGCTTACCATGTCCGTACGCAAGCAAGAGTGTCGCGGCTGAAACAGCCTCACGACTGTAACGAGGCTCCCTAACTGCACGCTCGCATATGATCATTAGTACCTCTAAGACTCTAATAGTTTTAACCTTGCAAAAAGTAGTTATATCAACCTTAGACAGATTAGTCCTGTGCCCAACAGTATTTATGACTCCTTGCACCTCTGCCAGGCTCTTGACCCCCTCTTCGAAATCCCTAACAGCTTGCCATTTCTTGGCTGTTGCGTGATGCGGCCTTACTCTCATTCAATTTCTCTCCTTTAAGATTCACTTTTTTGACAACTTATAAAACCACATAAATACTACATAAAAAACTTTAACTTGTAAACCCTTGCAGCGCAATAATTTATAAACTTCTTTTTTTGCTCTGTAAAGTATTGCTATTACTTATTTTATAGAGATGAAAAGTTTGAGAGAAACTTGCGCAAGCATCTCAATGGGTGTATTATTCTCTTGTCGATCAGAAACACCGCGTCGACAAGAAAACTCAGCAGCCGGGAAGCCCCGGACGATTTGAAAAGTTGCAACAAGCCGGCACCTCGCCGGACGAAACAAAAGCATCACACAGGCAATAACCGCCAAGCGGAGGCGATACCCGCAAGGCAAACAAGAGCGCCAAGGCGCACAATATCGTAACATCCTCCCGCCCTACCCAGGCTCGAAAAGCTGAGGGGTTGGCAGACTAGCGGCAAGGGACGATAGGGTAATGTAGCGGGCCATCAAAACGCCGCAAAAAGCCTTGGAGATAGCGACTTCAAGCAAATTTTAAAAGACCTTGATTTATGAGGTCTTTCAAGCGCTCAATTTACAAATTGAACGCTTGGAAGACTTTATAAAAGGAGAGTGTCAAAATGAACAAATATTATCTGAACCAATTAGTAGAGAAGTTAGAAAACGCTGAAGATGCTTATGATGTTTGGTTTATGCCCGCGGATCTGGGCTATGCAAAACGACGGGATTATTACATCCCAAACGATTTGATGATTTTGGCGGATGCTATATGGTTGATGATTAAGGGCAAAAAACCTTTAGACACTGCCATTGTAGATAGGGCTGAGAAAGTCTTATCTATCGTTTGCGCATGATTTTGGGGATATTTTTTGATGCTAAAAATAATCAAGTCATTCGATTTTTTAAGCGTTGTTGTCGTGGCCGCTGTCTGGTGTTACGTTGCGGCCAGGGTTCTGATTTTTTTGATGTATCCATAATAACATCAAGGGCTTATAAGCCCTTGTCAATACTCAAGAAATTGAGTATTGACAAGGTTTTATAATCTGAAAGGAAGTGTCGAAAATGGAAGAATTTACAATCTCCACACTCGTGTACAAGATCGAAGATGCAGATTTGCGCGTCATGTATCGCAACGTCGCCAGCGCTTATGACTCAATGCTCGGCAATTACAACAAGAGTCAAGGCAATGTTCCGGCCATTCTTGACATCGAGGCTTGGAACATAAAAACCGCAGAATCTTGCAAGATCAACATTTACGTCAAACTTGCCACTTGGTACGATTCTCCGACTCCTGATTTCAATCATATTTTCATTCAACTCGTCGACTGCGTAGTTACTTGTCAGGACAGCTTTTAACTCCAATGCGCTGGCTTACCAGCGCATACACTCATTTTTTTTTAATTTCGAAAGGAGAAATCGATATGAGATACACAGTTGTCTACGGTGGGAATAGTACACACGGTTACGATTTTGAAAGCGACAGCCGCAACGCTTTGAAACACCTCATGGATTGCTTTGAGGCGTCCGGAAACGATTGTATAAGCGTTTACCTGACCTCGCAATACAACAAGGACATGGACGACTATGGCCACATCGTCTCGGAGCCCCTATCCTCCGCACGTTACACCCCCGAAAGCGGCGGAAGTTTCTACCGCTGCTGACATGACAAAATTCTCTGTCAAGTCGCTGCTGACGGCCATTGACGCCGCCGGTTACCGCGTGATGTACAGCAAGGCCGTGCAAGTGCATAGTTTTTTGATAGCCCACTATGTCAACGGCAAACAAAAGACCGTCGTAGCCGAAAAAGTCGAAGCCTATTGCCTCAAAAGCAAGTCTATCTCTCATATCGATATCCTAGTCGAGCTCAAAACCTGGTACAACATGCCGGATATCGATTATGACGACTGCTTCCATCAGCTCATTAAAATAATAATAACGGAATGAAAAGACCGAAACGCCGGTATTATCCGGCGTCTAGTCGTTAAGCGACTACTGATGATGGTCAGATTTTTAAAGGGAGGTTTTTTAAATGTACAAATGCAAAGTCTGCAACGCCAAGTACTCGCGTCAATCTGATGGGTACTACCGCAACGGTAAGAGACACTGTGCTACTTGCGGCTCGACTCGCAAGTACATCAAAACTGAGGCGCAACAATGACTCTCAAGGAGTGTTGCTACAATCGGGATCTAAAGGCACTCAAGTGTCATTACTGCGATTACTCCGTGTTGTGCACCGGAAAACGTTGTAGTTTCCGCGTTTCCCGCGAATTTTGGCGTCATGCTTTCGACTCCAAAGTCAAAGACCTTGACGCCGCTTATGTAGACTAGTTTTTACGTTTCGAAAGGAGTGTAGACATGACCAAAAAACAAATCCAGGATATTTTGATATCTCTCTATCGCAACGCGGAGAGAGAAGCGCTTTCGGCGTCTAGCTTTTATTACAAAACCCCCGAAACCAACATTGACAAAAAGCGAGAATGGTACGGTATGTACAGCGAGCGCTGGGCTGAGAAGCTTTTACTAGTTTATTTGCTCCAGAAATGCTTCGATATCAACGCTTGCAAACTTTGATCATGGATATTCAAACTGTTTTACTCAAACTTCGCGCCCTTGAGTTAATCGGCAATCCTTCCGCTCAAAATGATCATTGTGTTATCGGTTCGGCAGTCATAACCGCTGACATATCCGCCAAGCAGTCTCTCGCCGCGGCCTTTGCATCATGTTTAAAAAGTTAGTTACATTTGCAATTCGCTTTGCGCGCCGCTTTTTTGCCTATCGCAAGCAAGGGCAATTCATTGCCCTTGCAAACTTTTACAATCAAAAGGAGTGTCCAAAATGATGAACGTTCACAAACTCATTCGCCTGCACCAGGAAAAAAATCCCAATTCCCATTTCTTTGACAAGGGGACTTTGAAATTTTTCGGAGAACGTCTCTCCGAAATGCGCATCTTGTCCCGCCGAGTAACCGTAATCGATTGCGGCAACGATATCCATAGGGATTGTTACATACTTTCCACTTATCAACACAACTCCCCGTGCACCAATAAGCGTACCCACAAGTATTTCGACGCCGAGACTTTCGACGTCATAATCATGCCCTAATGGTGACGGCAGGCCGCTTCATTCGGCCTGTAAACCGCACGAATCGTCCGAAGCCGATTCAAATTTTGGGAGGTGTTTTATATGTCTAAATTTACGTGTTGCGAATGTGGCCATGAGTTTGACATGGACATAGCCGTCGAAACCGCTGAAGGGAAACTGTATTGTCCGGAATGTGCCGAAGACTACACAGCCGAATGTCAACAATGCCATGCGCGTCACGACAAAAGCAATATGATTGAAATTTTTTATGATTATTTTTGTGAAAATACTTGTGCATACGAATATGGGTACACACAATGCAATCTGTGCGGTAATTGGGTGCATACCGATAACTCCACATATATAGACTCCCTGGAGCTAGAGCTTTGCCCTGACTGTGCCCAAGAGTACCCGACTTGCGAACACTGTGGAGGTCATTTCCGGCGTTTAGACCTGAATACTGTCGCAGACGGAAGTCGTGTTTGTAACAGCTGCCTGAGCGATAATTATGTACCCTGCACAGAATGCGGCGATTATATTTTGTCCGAAGATGCTGTTTGCATAGATGACAGCATGTTCTGTGAGTCTTGCGCCCGCGAATTGGCCGAGAAGTTGATTCATGACCACGACTACAAGCCGGAGCCTACCTTTCGCGGTCTATCCCACGATTATTTATACATGGGATTGGAACTGGAAATTGACAATGGAGGCTGCAGCAACGACAATGCCGAGTATATTTTAAACAATATGCTAGACAAAGAGCTGTTTTACATCAAAAAAGACGGCTCTTTGAACAACGGAATGGAATTTGTCTCGGAACCTTGCACTATCGACCATTGGCAAAACAATGCTTATACGGATATAGACAATCTCTGTGATTCCGCGTCAAAACGCCATTACACCTCCCACGACGCCGGAACTTGCGGTATCCATATCCACTTGTCACGGATAGGCTTGGAAAACGAATGTACCCGCCAGTCCGAAACGCTTGGTAGGCTGTGGATTTTAACCGATAAAATCGAAGATACTCTGATTGATCTTTCGCGCCGGGAACCTGCACAGTTAGAAAGATGGGCTTCTTTTGTCGATATGCCGCAAAGAACAGATTTAGACACCTGGTCAGATAGAGACTTTGGCAATGTTTTTATTAGCTACAGCTCCGATTCTCGTTATCACGCCTGGAATTTGCAAAACGAAGACACCATCGAACTTCGTATTTTCCGCGGTTCTTTGATACCCGCTTCTGTCAAGGCCTGCATTGAAACGGCTTATGCCCTTGTCATTTATGCGCGTGAGTTTTCCATGAACGATTGTCGCAACGCGTCTTTTGTGGATATAGTCAATGGCGTGGAGTCTAAGATGAACGTAAAACTTGACGCTTTGAGGGATTATTGCATACTTCGCAACGTCAATGGATTTAAGAAGGAGGTTACAAAAGAATGTGCCGCTTGATGATTGCTTCTCAGCTTGCCGTGACGGATTACGAACGCCGTTACGGCATTCTCAATCTTCTCGCGCACCTCGAAAGGGAATGTGGCGGTCACGGCAATGGCCTTGTATTTTGCCGTGACAGAAAACTGTTTGGTCTAAAGAAAGGTTTGGATTTAAGCGTCGAAACAATTTACGACGACATAATGTCTTACAACTTCGATTATGTCCTGTTTCATACCCGCATAGCCTCGGTTTCCTCGCGGCTCGATGAAAACTGTCACCCCTTCGCTCATGAAAATAGCGCCCTAGCCATGAACGGAACGGAACACGGTCTAGCCAATGCTGCCTCTGCCGTCAATCGCACAGACTCGGAATTGATATTTGACCTTGTCAAGGACAAAAACATCAACTATACATCTAAAATACTGACTTCGTTCGATTCAGCTTTTGTCGGCTTTTGCGAAGGTAAACCATATGCCTTCAAAAATTATGGCGCTCTATGTGAATACCTTATTGAAGACTTCTTTTTCGCCTCTTCTTTTCCGGAAGGCGTGTCATGTAAAGAATTGGGATACAAATTCTCCTTTAAAAATTTCAAGAGAAATTGTTACACCTCTTCCGATAAAACTAAAACATCTTCTTTCACATCTCGTGATTTTTTCAACTATCAGTTCAAGCAGCCTGAAATTTTTTCTCATAACGAAGATGATACGTGGGAAGAGGCGTATGTGGAAGGTTACCGAGAGGGATACAGGGACGGTTCCAAGAAAGAGAGGCATGTCTATGAATGACAAAAGCATCATTCGAAAACTCAGTTACAAACATCAACAATTGCAAATAGCGGCTAAACATACCAAAACATCTTCGGAGCATAGACGCATAGCCAAAAACAGAGACATAGCAATCAAGCTTCTTGCGCACGCTATGTTCATGGCCGGATACGAAGCAGACATAAGGCATTGATGCAGAGAGAAAGGGGCTGTTCTCGCCCCTTTTAATGCACATGACCAGTCTCAAGCCTGGCCTATTTTATGGAGGTGTAGATATGTTAATCGCAAGTTATGAGCTCAACCCAATCCATTCCAATCAACACAGCTTCTACAACAAAGCCCGCGTCATGGTACATGAAGACAACGTCAAGGTACTTTTGAGTTATGGCGAAGCCGTAGCCGCTATCGACCACAACAACACTCCTCACATTTTGAACCTACAAACGGCAACGACGCTGAAACACATCAAAGAATTTCTGAAACAACACGGCTTCAAGGCTGTCTCCAAGTCTCAAATTCTGAAAGATTACCCCAAGGAAGGGAAGTGCCTTAAATGAATTTGAACGCCGATAAAGTCATGAGATTGCTCAACGAAATGAGTATCGAAAAAGTAGCTACTTACCAGGAACAATCTTCCGGTGAGTTAAAATCTTACACACACAGAGATACAGACTGGAAGAAATACGACGAACTGAAAAGCTATGTCCTTGAATCCATTCACTCCGATATCACACAAAAAACAGGCGGCAAGTCCGAAACAAGCAGACGAAAGGCCGCTCTCAAATTCTGCAAAATGTTCAGCAGCAATTTAATTCACTCATACGCCGGCAAGTCTATTGTCTACAATGGCAATCAATACATCATGGACGGCGCTATAGTGATAAAACTCTATGAAGGCAGTCATATAGTGGGACTTCCGGAAATAGAAGGCGCACACGTCCCCAAGAAAATGGAATCGGTATTCAATATCGGTAACGTCACGGACACTATTCCCCTGGACGAAAAAAATCTCCTGAAAGCAATGGCGACATGGAATTCTCGTCCCGAACATGGCGAATTTTGCAATGCTTATGTCGGTTCGAAGCCCTTCAATGTGCAATATCTGCTGCTGTGTATGAATATTTTAGGAGCCTCGGAATGCTCCATTGTTTTCGGCAAAGAACGTCAAGCCATTGTTGAAGCCCCAAGAGGTATGGCTGTCATCATGCCCCTATCCAAGCTCGACAATAACAATGTCGATACCGTAAAGATATAAAAAATGCTCCCTCAACAACGAGGGAGCATTTTTTTTGACCCCATTTCTACAGTCTGTCTCCATAAAACTTGTGACAACCCAGCTCGAACAAAAACGGCTTGTACCAGTCTTTCTTACTCTCCGTCTCCCTAAAATACAGTATTCTGCAATCCTTCCTGTACCGCTCTCCCTCCAATACCGCTCTCGCTATTTCCTGCTGCTCCCTCTTCAGCTTACCTCTCCAGACAAATTGCCCCTTCGCCTTTATCGTTCGCTCGATCGAGCTTCCACATTTACCAGACTCGAACCTGTCTATCACCGTTTGCGCTACAGCTAATTGTCCTTCTCGGCTCTCTCCCCTGCATTCACACCACAATACCCGCGCCAATAGATTTACATCCTCCTGTGTAAATATCAGCGAAAAAAACAATATCGCTGTAGACAATCGTAGATACCCCGCCATTGAATTTTTTTTTCCGGACATGTAACCAATCCTATACTGACGTATTCATTTAAAATAAGGCATTCAAATTCAGCGTATCTCTTAAATAAAGATATCCGTGTTTAGTATTATTGTTGCCGACGGATCGGAACCATATCTTTTGATTGCATGAACGCTGACCACTTGGGAATCGTCCTTGTAAAATACGCCGGTGAGAGCATCGAGGTACGTCTTGACTAAGTTGTCTATATCTGGCCTCGACAGAGGGGCTATGTCTCCCCTCAGCGCCGAAGCCTTGTCCGCCTTGTTCCATCTTGCAGGGATAGGCATCAAGAGCTGTAATGCCATGCTCAAAGGTACTCCTACCATAACATCGACCCAATCTTCATTCTTGCTTTGTTTTTTTGCTTCGAGAGCGTAAACTTTGACCAGGTCTTTGTACATCCTACATTTTTTTGTATCGTAGGAATGTACTACCCCTCCCAAAGTGGAGAACCTCGAACGCGCTTGTGGTACCGGTATGCCCGGCACTGAAAATTCAAGCCTCATGATTTATTTTGTTTCCCAATAGTCATGACGTAAGGTCTTTCCGTTTGCACCTGGCATAACTACAGTCATAGTATGCCTCTTCACAATATTTACAGTATCCTTGTTTGTTGAGTTCCAGGTATTTGCAATCATTCTGGTCTGTCGCGGCACAAAGATTCCATATTTCCCGGCAATCCTTTTTTCTCATGTCTTCATTCCTCCCCCTTCTGTGTGTTTTGAATCAGGTCATCGTGCAATTTTCCTATGTCGTCCGTCAGGTCGGGAAGAGACGGCGTGAAGAACAGACTCCTACAAAAATACATGTCATCGAAGAACCTCTCGATCATATCCTTGTCTCCGTCGTCTCCGGACAGAAACCAATCCACCCTGTGCAACATTTTCATGGACAACAAGGTCACGTCATGCGTCAACTCCATGAATTTTTTGGTATTGTCCTTGTGTTCCACATTCTCGTTTTTGTCTATGTCTCTAATATCCTCTTCTAGCGTCAATACAATGTCCGCCAAGTAATCATCACGATAATCAAAATGACCTCCCGACATGCTTTATCCTCCTTCAAAAACTCTAAATTTAGCATCGTCAAACAGCCAACCATCAACGACAGCGTCACTAGACCAATACTTACAGTGCCCACATGTTTCGACTCTGCTGGTAGTTAGACGAAAACATGACAAGCACGGAGCACTTTCCTTCAAGGCTCTTTCCATTGCTACGGCTCGCTTGACCCAATAGCATTTATCCTCGATGCAATTCATTTTTTCATCATCACTCCTAAGAACCGCACAATGTCAAACTCCCTGCGGTCATGATCGTCATCGCAGCATATAACGTTTTCTTTATCATAATTTACACACGAAAACAGTAATCCCTCAATAGTTAACATCTATACCTCCTCAAATCCCTGACTTGCTCTTTAAGCAAATCACACTCGTCCATAGACATCTTCAACATATCCAACAAATAACGAATATCTTCCTTGGCTTCAACTATAAATTCCTTATCGTCTTCGTCTATATCGAAATCGTTATACTTGGGCCTGATAATCGTTTTTCCTCTTTCGTCTTTGATTTCAGCCCTGTTGTTGACATCATTCCACACAGCATGCCAGGGCCCAGGAGAAGAGTTGCTCAGTCTTTGCTTTATAAGTTCCAGTCTTTCGTTCATCGGTTATTCCCCCTCAATTACAATTCACTTCCTTGCCATTCCTGAAAATACGCTCCATCGTCGCATTGCCATACGTCTTGCCTATTTCTATCATGTCCATCGAGGTGGTCATGATGGTCAATCTTTCATTGCCATGCCTGTCCGATACTATATCCGCTATCTTGCAATGAGACGCCGAGGTGGGAACTTCGGAGCCAAGGTCGTCGATTATCAATATGGGCTTGACCCTGGCCTCCTCGAAAGTCTCGTCCCTGGTGGTCAATCTATAAGATGTCGACCATAAAGCGCCTATCTTCGACCACGAATCCGGCCTTGACCAGTATGGTAGATTTTTTTTGCAGGCCAACAAGTAAAGAGCATAAGCAGCTCCAAAGCTTTTTCCCGTTCCGCTGACTCCACGAAGAACCAAAAAATTACTGCTGGCCGTATTCACCCAAGAATTGACTCCCGATACAACAGGACTGGCCTCGGGCTTTTTCAAAAATTCGATATGCACTGAAGGGAATCCGGAAATGGACTTCATGTATCCCAAAACATACTTCTTCATTTTTTCCAGAAGACGCAAACCCTCCTTGCAATTTTTGTCAAGCAAATGACAAGTCAAGTGATAAAGCACTCCATTCGCCACCAAGGGAATTTTTCCTGATACGCAGTTATTGGGACATTCCGTTATAACTTCTAGCGAATAGCTATATATATCTCTGAGCAAACTAAGCTTGTCCACGTAGTTTCGAACGCTCTCGCTCAAGGGCTTTGAATTCTCCGAGAATGGCTGAGTAATCTCTTTCACCTCCATGCGTATGTTTGGCTACAATCTTTCTGCGCTCCTCTTCCGTTACATGTTTCCACTGATCCGACTCTTCTCTTGTTTCATTTCCAAACTTTCTCTTCTCCCACTGTCCCCTTACCGCAGCTTTCCAATCCTTCATCGGATTACGTCCCACCATCCACCCCTTCGACTCGTAGAAGTCCCAGAACTGGTTCGCGTCGACCATGTTGTGACGTTCATTGCAATACGCCCTCACCTCTTCTACCGTAGGTTTTACGAACCGGGGACGCGCTGTGCGCGAATTTTTTTCATTCGCGCACATAGTATTTTTCTTTTCTTCTTTTGATTCTTCTTCCTTACTTATACTTCTCTGTATATTCTTCTGCCTGTCACACACAGGGGGTAGGGTATCTGTGGTGAGGGGTAGGGTGTCTGTGGTAGGGTGTAGGGTGTCACCCATATATTTTTTAAAGCTTAGTTCTAGTTCTTTGTCCTTACTATATTTTTCGTCATTACTGTCCTTGGAGGGTAGGCTGTCATTTTGACAGGGTAAGGTATCTGTGGTATGGGGTAGGGTGTCATTTAATTTATTTAAATTGAGATGGTAAATATTAGATGTATTTCTGCCAAAACTATCCAGCCTTGTTTCGATGGTTAAATACCCTTCTTTTACTAATAACTTTAACGCTCTCCTTACAGTGGCTTCGCTTACTTTCGCTTTTTCTGCTATAGATTTACAGCTAGGCCAGCATATGCCCTCCTTGTCTGCGAAGTAGCACAAAGCACTATACACGCCAATATCCATTACAGTTACCTCCTTGCAGTCATGTAAACTACGCGGTATCATGTTGAATGTTTTATACATAACAAACATGCCTTTCGTTATATTGATAGCCTACCCTGTCATTATATCATGGGCATGTTTTAAAAAGCCCCTCGCTTAGAGGGGCTTTTTCTTTACATTGCTTGGCGTTGCCTTCTGGACTTACCTGGGCGTATCCGTAGCTCCGCTCCACTCCGTCCTGCTTTACCTTTGCGCCGCTATTATGGGCTCTCCTTCTCCGTTACTTGCCAGCCTTGGCCTTCGGTGTCGGTTTAGTGGCCGGAGCTTTTGTAGCCGAAGTCTTCGTCGTAGCTTTTGTCGCTGGTCTTGCCGCCGCTTTTGCCATATCGTCTCACCTCCTCCGATACTCTTACTGTCTTGTATCCTCCCACGTTACGCTCTTTTGATGTCATTACTTTGCGGTTGTTCTTCCTCCCCAATATCACCAATCCCTTCAGGTTGACAGTGCACTCCGCAGTTGGGGCAAGGTATAATACTCAATCCAGAATTCGATCTTTTCAACTGCTTGGCACTACAGGAAAATTCCGCCCCACAAACTTTGCAATTGTAAACGATATCGGTGAATCCAGGTTTGTACATCTTCGTCAGCAGCAACTTCACCCCCCTTCCATATTTCGATTACATAGCCAAGACATTCATTGCTCTTCATGTCATATCTTTTCCTCAGCATTGCCTTCAACTCTTTGCTTTTCCTTCGCATGGCTCATCGCCACGAGACTCACGATGCTTTTCCCTCGCCAATCACTCATAGCACATCTACGCTTTCCCTTTGCCTTACATTGCTTTTCTCTGGCCAAGCATTCGTTGCATTCTAAGCAATTCCTTTGCCAACTTTCCCGCCCATGTCAATACAATGCTCTTCCATCGCATGATCTTGCCTTCTTAGCTCTTCCTTCGCTCTCTTTGATTACCGTCTCGATGCTTATCCTTAGCCAATCGCTCATAGCCCATCTTGGCTTTGCCTTAGCTACAAATCAGTCCTGAACCACTTGAACACTCCCTTCCCACTATTTCTCCACTGCATCATTCCCCTAAGTGCTCCATAGTTCAACCATTCCGTAACCGCTGCCTCATGAGAGGGGTCCAAACATACCACCTCAAACTCAATTACAGACCCGGCAGGTATACTTTCGCTGCACGCGAGGGATATTCGTTCACCTTGGGGCGTGGATGCCCTAAGAGGCCGTTGACACTTGCCTACGGGGCCAGACATTTTTATAATGATCTTGCGAGGCTTTACGAAGATCAATCCATCGATGATTTTTTTGTAAGCAGTCAACTTGCACGATTCGTTTACCGGCTTCTTCTTTCCCGTCTCGGACTTACCACCGAGACGGGAAAGCATACCGCAGGCATCCTTAAAAAAACCTTTGATCTGATAATCGTAAATGAATGGCTCTTTTTTATCCGTTCGGGGGAAGACCGTCATGCCGTTTCTGGCCACTTCTTCCGCTCCTATGGCCTCGATCTCTTCCGACAGAGTGTTGGCGTCCGGCGACTTCGATTGAATGTATGTCTCGTATACTTCTGGATTGCTTGGACTGGTTCCTAGAATCTCTTCCTGGAAGGTAAGCCTTACCTTCATGTAGACACCTCCTAAAATGGTATTTTTATGTCTTCAGTTTGCTTACTGAAGCCGAGCTCGATCTGCCTCTCCTGAGTCAGAAATCTCTTGATCTTGTTGGACATCTTCTTGTTGCCGGTCTTGTCCGTGTACTCTTCTTGGATAATTTCCGCCGCCCCCCAACAGCCCACCCAGTTCTCCGTATCGCTCTTCTGGTCATAACCCCAGTTATCCATGTTGAAGCTATCGTAGATTCTTCCCAAAAACTGATCGGTCATCTTTGTCTTTTCAGGGTCGAAGGTAAGGTAGTATCTCAAGGAAGCATTGGAATCCAGGGGCTCGACCTTGACGACAAACATGTCCTTTCCTGTCTTGGACTTCATGTAATCCACGGCTGTGATTCTGACCTGGTATTCGCCGGGAGCCAGGAGTTCGAATTCTATTTCCTCCTTGCTGTAGTTCTCGTCGTTGTAGTCCCACATCACTCTCATTCATCGTCCTCCTATCATGCATTGTAAATTGCAATTAAAATTTGATGGACTTCTTGAAGTCATCCATAATATCTCTGATGTTTTTCATGTCTTTTTCAAACTCAGTTCTGTCATTCCCATGACCAAAACCATAGAAAGTTATACGCCAGGGCTCTATGCAGTTTTTATATTCCTCAGTCAACTTTCCACCAAGTAATTTTATTTCTTTTTCCATAGCGTCTATCTTTGTGGAATTTTTAAGACATAACGTCTCATATTGAAAAATTTTGGTAATCAATGCTCCCATATTAGCTTCCAGCTTTGCGTTTTTGATTTCTAGTTCTACGCATTTTTTGCCGTACTTGACACATTCTTCGCGCCAATCCGTATCTGATTTCTTAGTCGATTTTTCATTCAACACTTCCTTATATCTGTTCTGCCGCATTTCTATCATGTCTTCATAATCCTTTTTGGACACGGGATCTTTCTTTATCTTTTGTTTATCTTCCTCACATTTTTCCCATAAGTCGTGATATCTAATACACATATCTATAATAGATTCCTTGCTCTTATCTTTGAGCTCTTCCTTGGTCAGTATCATGCCAATCCTCCAGTCTCTTCCGGCAAGCGCTTCTGCTTGTCCCTATTCTCCAGTACTTTGTTCATTTTCTTTATGGCATCCTTGACTCTGTCTTTGGTCAGTTGACTCACCGCGTACACGACATAATTGTTTTTCAGCCATTCGATGAACTCCTTTTCGGTCAATCCAACATGTTCTCTAGCCAGATCGATTAGCTTTTCCCTGAGAAGTTCCGTCTCTTCCCTGGCCATCTTTTGCTTGGACTTTTCCAGTTGAGTTTCCTTTGCCGGCTCGTCGGGGCCGATGCCCATGAACTCATCTTCAGGCTTGGGCTCCTTGACTTTGGGCTCTTCCTGAATATCGAAAAGATTGCCCTGAGATGCCCCCAGCTTGTCTATCTCGTTCTGGAGCTTATGGATATCTTCCTCAGTCCATCTAGCAGAAGGCTTGGAGCCTACCAATCTCTCGATCGAGGCCTTCGCGTTTTCGGGAGTTCCAAAGTAACCAAGATAACGCTCCCACAATACGATTTTAGGGTCTCTTTGCTTTGCCTTGACAGCCTGTCGTTCCTGATTTTTAAGTGCTTTGTCAATCTCTTCCTTAACCTGTTCGGAGAGCGGCTCTCCAGCGTCTTCATCCTGTACTTCTTCCGCTGGTTTAGGTACTGGCACGTAGTCTTCTTTACGCTCTTGAATTGTTGTACTGGTTGTAGATTTTTCAATATCTCCGACCAGTTCTGCGTCCACGGCGTCTCCAACTTCCATTTCCTCCTTCGTTACCATGCCCGTTATGGAAAACGCTCTCTTCAAACACATCGCTTCAGATACCTTTTGAATCATGGCCGAAGGGTACTTCTTCCAGTTGTCCGCATTCTTGTAGTATTCGTCGAACGGAGCGAAGAAGTAGAATGGAACTCTCTTGGACTTGCGGTACACCAGACACCAAGCCCCAAGAATTCTTCCTCTCTTCTGGCCGTATTCGTGCTGCACTTCGAGTCCGGAAGTTTTGAATACATCCCCTTCCCTAAGCACATCCGACCTCATTCCGTCGAACTCCTCGTTTTCCCTGTGTGCTATCTTCAGATATCCATCTCTGGTAGTGTAAAGAGTGATTCCGTTGTTGCCCTTGATAAGTTGAATTTCCTTGAGAAAGGGGTCTAACCCGTAAGTCTTCGATACGTGAAACAGCATTTGCAGCTCGGAGTCCGTGGCACCTTTCGCTACCGTGTCCTTTATTGCTTTGACTTGTTCTGGAGTCCAGTCTAAATGAGAAGTTACAGCTATAGTTTTTTCCATCACTTCATCGTCCTTTCATGGTCTTGTTTTGCCCTATAAAGATCAAGAGCCGCCTCGAATACCGACCACGCTCTCAGCATTTTAACCTCGGAGATGACATGATCTTCGAAACCTCCTTCATCCTCCCTCCCCATACGCAGTATTCTGGCTCCGTCCACCTTCATCTCGTGCTCTTCGAGGAGATATCTGTACGCCGCTACCTGAACTTCGTACTCCGGATAAATGCCCTTTCCAGTCTTGAAGTCGACCAGCCATTTCTTCCCATCGATGTCGGCATAAAGATCGAGCGTTCCGCCAAACATCATCGTATCGCTGACCAGGTAAAGCTCCATGTTAAGGGGTGTTATGGTTCTATTCATACACCACTGCCGATAATTCTTCAAAGAAACTTCAGCGGATTCTATCTGATCTCCTGTGAACTGCTTCAGGTCTGGAGCGTATCCAGGCCCTCCCATGTACTCCTGAATCAATTGATGCCCAAGAGTACCGGCCCTTGCAGTTTCTGTCTTGTACTTTTCCGAATCGATGCCCTGAAGTCCGAGGCCGTTTGCCCATTTGATCAGATTTGGTTTTGCGATGACATTGAGAATGGTCGTTACCGAAGGAACTCTTTTGCCCTGAGATGTTTTATAGACTGTGTGCTGTACTGCATTCTTTTTCAGCGCTTCCTCGCTCACTATTCTTTTCCTCCTTCGTTGTTTTGTATCCTTCCACCATATACCACCATATGTAATTGGCTACCGTCCTGCCGGTCAACATGGCCCTATCCTTTACAGTTTTCAGCTCCTCCCTCGTGAATCTAGTGGATACCAAATTGTTTCTCTTGCACCCTTCATTTTTTAACCGCAATACCTACACTCCTTCATGCCGTCCGATTCATACCAATCTTTCCAAGAGCTTAACAGCTACAGCCGCCACGTGTATAGCCTCTTCTTCTATGTTCCCATTGTCATTCACAGCCCTGCACAGTTCTCCAAACTCTTCTCCAAGAATTACTATTTCTCCTTGTGTACTAGTCCAGAGATGTCCATGCAGAGAATGCTGTCGCTTCCGCTCTTCCCACACCAATTCCATAGCCTTGTCGAATTTTTCCTTATCTAGTTCCATACCACCACCTCCAAAACCTATTCAATATATTTGAATTGGACATAAGATCGTTACACCTCGGACATCGTGTTGGGTATCGTGTTGAACCTATCTCCATGTCTACTCCCTTCATTCCATACACCACAAACACTGTTCCACAACTAGGGCACTTGTATGCCAAGTTTCCAGAGTCTTTCATTATCCTTATCTTCCAGTACGATTCTGATGGCTCAGATTTGACTTTTTTTTCGTAGCTTATGGTTTTATACCTCCATTTTAAATTTACCTCTCAATGGCACGTAGACATGCCTTCCTTCAACGATGCGGCCACTCCCTGTCTCTGCGTATCATTTCCATCGTTCTTCGACTTATCGCACGCTCCTCTCGTTTCTGGAAACGCTTCACTATCGCTCTGATTACTTGTACATACCAAGGCCTAACGCTCATTTGTATTTTGCAGTTCATGTGATGTCTGCTCCGTTTTATAGAATCTGGGGTCTTTGTAAATGTTTATCTTCTTCAGCTTGGTTTCGTAAAATGAAAAATTGACGGAATTGAATACTTCATCTTTGAAATCACGTAAATATATTTTGGTAGATGAATCTCCCATGTCTATTTCGCTGACTTCGTAATAATGCCTCTTGTCCAGAATGTACAATTTGAATCTTTCTTCTGGATAACCGTTCTCAATACTTGTCAATTTTGCGTAAATCATCTGTCCTCCCTGAGTATATAAAAGAGCTGGTGTGCTTTTAGGCGTCAGAACATCGAATAGTTTCCGACGTATCTTACGTGTCTAATCGATAAACTTTCGCCTAAGACTTCATCTAGGCCAGCTTATCAGCTCTTTTTGAAATTTCAATACCTGCTATTCAGTTGTCAATTTGCTCAAGATTTGTTGGACATTTAGGAGTATAGCATCCCCCAGGAGAATGTCAATAGAGAAAATAAAAGAGGCTCCAATCATTTAGAGCCTCTCCCTATCAGTATTCCTGCCGCTGTCGTGAGTATCGGTGTAGCGATGTTCCAAAACTTTCCTTTGGCTATTTCCTTTTTCCAAGCCGCTCTTTCGTTGTTGATCTGGGTTTGTAGCTCCTCGATGCTTTTTTGCATCTCGGCATTGGAGGTTAAGAATTCCGTCCTCAGATCACTGTACGCCGCTTTGTATCGTTGTCCTTCCTGGTACCAAGTTTCCGTTCCCTCCAATAGGTCTCGGGCGTCCTGGAGAGTTCCGACCACCGACGTCTCCGTTGTCTCGTATCCCGCTGGTACTTTTTTCCATTCTCCATCTGCCGGTGAGACCATTGAGGCCATCCACAACAGAATCATCATCCATAGCAGTAACCTTCTTTCGAACGTTCGTCCGAATACTCTGCACATCGTTTATCACCTGCTTGTTTATGTTCTCGACTTTTTGAGCACTGGATTCCATTCTGCCCTTGATAGCCTGAACACTGTCGTCTGTTTTTGTCGTTCCTGTCTTGATGTCCAGAGCGTACCAGGCCATAAAAGTTCCTATGGCCGCACATACCAGAACAAACACCACAATGCCAATACCCCAAAGAACGTACTTCATTTGTTTTCTTCTTCCTTGGATTTTAAGGCCTCGAAGGTAGAGCTTGTAAAATAGCTGGCCACCACAACCGGGACTACAAAACTCAACAATGACTCTACTCCGCTTGGGATAGGTTTATTGAACAGCCAAGCCATGAATGATAGCCCATACGTAAAAAGTATTGTGTAGAACGTCAGGGGCTTGCGTATGGGCATCTTATCCCAATTAACTGGAGTCCATATCTTTTTAAGCATCGATCAATCCCTGAGAGTTGAATATATTATTGGCTTTGACCTTGCGCGTGTCCAGATGCACGAAGCTGGGATATAGCTGGCAGTATCCCAACGGAGGAATTTCTCCCTTGTTATACAGTTCCTTGATGGTATTGAATACTTTTCCGGGACTCAAGGAGCACGACACATCGGCAGCAGTCTTCAATACATGTTGACTATTGGCTACGCCACCGACTTCCTTGTTGTGCTTGACGCAACGCACCCCGGAATTGATTCTCAAGGGTACTCCCAGTTCGTCTCTGAGCCTCTGCACAACGAATACCGTCTCGGGAGCGATTTCTCCCAAGCCGCAGCACGGACAGCGGAATTCCGAGGCTTTGAAGTTTGTGGTCAACTGAATATCATCTTTGTTGTAGTTCATTTTCTACCTCCTCATTTCAAGAAAAAAGCATGAATCAAACTACCAAACACTGCACCCATAGTAACGGCCAGAGTACCTATCAGCCATTTTCCAAAGCTTCCCTGTATCCACTTATTGGCCAAACTTTCGAAGTTGGAGGCATTGATCTCGTTAACCTTGTGTCTAATGTCCCTGACCTCCGCTTCCACAAAACCAACTCTATCCATTTCGACTTCGGTTTCCTTGACTCTATTCATGAGCTCCTTGATATCTTCACTTAAATGAGTAACATCTTTCGATACTCTTTCATAATCTCTGTGGATGTACTCCACATGAGTTATGAAGGTATCGTTCGTCCTCTTGACCTCCGACAACAACTGCGTGGACAACTCTATGCTCCGAGTGGACAGCTCTATGTTCTTTTTGATAGCGTCCTCGAAAGAGTTGAGCCTGTTTTCGATTACTGCTTGATTGAGTTCGGACATGATCTTATAGAGGGATATCAAGTTTTATAGTAAAAGATAGTTTACTATTTAAAGTATTCAGAGAGTTAACGTTATGGGTAAATAGTAATAATTCGACAATATCTCCAGCGTCTAATTTGTTGCTGGCATATAAAAAGCCAATAACTTGTGTCATAGAGCTAGTTGATCCCAAAGAAAATAATCCAATAGTGGAACCATTTATAGTACCCAGTGGAAGGTTTTTGCTAATTTCTGCAAATATACCAAAAGTATCAATAGTTGTTAGTGCTCCAATGGTAACGTTAATACTATATAATCCCGTACTAGGGCATATCCAGGTTCCGTTAACTATATCCCCTACATTTCCTTCGGCAGGAATAAGTGGAATCCTTAGCCATGTCGTCGCCGGAAAAGAATTGGGCATCAATAACTCTCCCGTGATATAGTATGGTTCCGTCTGCAATACAGAAGATAATTGAGTTATGGTGAAGAACGAAGGTATACTCTCATCTGTTCCCGTTCTGGAAAGATGACTGAGTATCTTCATGGTGACTACGTCATCAGCCTCCAGATATTTGGTCATGTTTAACAGTGGGGTCATACTCGTTCCTGAAGCCTCAGACACTCCGGCCAACTCATCATTCACATAGTAGTACACAAACTGTTCCGATGCTGTGGGTGGAAGAAGAAAGCCATAGTAAGAACTGAAGCTGTAGACTCCATTGCGTGGACATATCCATTTACCACCCTGAATAGTATTCAACTCTCCAGCCGTAGGCATAAAAGCCACCTCATATAAATCAGCAGTTATGGAACCAAGTCTTTGAAGAGTTCCAGACACTCCAATGACTTGTCTCTCAAGAAGAGTGACTCCCTTGACCTTGTCGTTCTCTACGCTCAATAGAGCCCCCTCGTCGAAACCTTGGGCATCAGTATCTGGAGTAATGACACTCAGGCCAGGCTCACCCTGAGCTCCGGAAAGATTCAACGAATCCAAATCCACTATGTCTATCCAATCGGGATCGTCTACATAGCGCCATTGAAGCGTAGTGCCATCTACATTGAATTCTATGTCTCTCATATCTCCAGGCGTACCTCCTCCGCTTCCAGATGCTTTGACTACCCATTCACGCCCCATCAAGATGTACGTATTACCATCGTCCAAACACTTGGCGCATGTCCCGTCCCCCATATCCGGATTGTCTTCCAGCATGGCGTCCAGCATCGATGCGCTTTTGACGACGTAAAGCTGAACCACTTTCCCGTCCGGACTCCCTACACTGATCGTTCCGGGAAGCTTGGACAGACCAATCAAGGTATAATCCGTGTCCCTCACAAGATTAGGCATCGTAATCCTCCTTGAACACATTGAAGTCGTTGTTCTCTCCACAATAAAAAGGATACAACGCAATATGAACAACGGCCAACAATAAAAATATCACACCGAACATTTGATAACACAAAGCCAACACTATTCCAACCGCAAACTCAAATCCAAATCCAGACATCGCTATGACATACTGCTTCCATCTTTTGGCGGCAGGCATGCTCCAGACTCCACGAAAGAACACAGGAATACCTAGGAGGTACAAAGGAATGAATTTAAAGTCTATGAAGTAGCCGAACATGCCAGCCGCAAGTGCATGTCCGCCTTCATGCACCAGCATCAAAACAAACGGAGTGACGATGAACGAAATCAATCCAAGTAGCCACATTTTATTTACCTTTGATGATGGTCATGCGTTCTTGGATCATATCCTTGTACATGGACATAGCTGTCGGTGAAAGCTTGGAAT